CATCCAGCCGGATCGACCGTCGGCTGCCGAAGGATGGACAGGTGGCCGAGTGGTTGAAGGCGCACGCCTGGAACGCGTGTATACGTGAAAGCGTATCGAGGGTTCGAATCCCTCTCTGTCCGCCATTAGGCCCTCCTAAGACTTCCTATAGATGCTCGCGAGGCCTTGATCTGCGGCCTTTTCTCATGCTTTCTGTTTCCCATCGGTTCCCACTGATAGAGACCGCTACCCGCGCATTTGTGGGTATCTCTGTGGGTATCAAAGTCGGGAAATGTGGGTATCGAGCGCATGAGTGCTTTGACGGACAAGCAGATCAAGAACGCAAAGAAGGCCGAGAAAGATTACAAGCTCGCCGATGGCGGCGGCCTTAATCTGTTTGTGCTTACCACCGGCACGAAGTCGTGGCGGCTGCGGTACCGCTTCGATGGCAAAGAGAAGACGCTCGTCATCGGCAACTATCCGGACGTCTCCCTAGCTGACGCTCGGGCCGAGCGCGAAGCCGCGAAAGAGACCCTGAAGGCCGGCCGCGACCCAAGCGTGGTGCGGAAGATCGAGAAAGCGATCGGCAAGCAGAAAGCGGCCGACACCTTTGAAGTGCTCGCCCGGGAATGGCACGAGATACAGAAGCCGCATTGGGTCGAGAAACACGCAGCCGATGTCCTCGACTCCCTAGAGAAAGATGTTTTCCCGATCATCGGCAAGATGCCGATACGTGACATCGATGCGCCGACCGTGCTCGGCGTGCTGCGCCTTGTGGAGCAGCGCGACGCAAAAGAAACGGCGCGCCGGATACGGCAAAGGCTTTCGGCGGTGTTCGTCTATGGCATCGCGTCGGGCAGGGCGAGCGAGGATCCGGCAGCGGTTGTTCGTGGTGCCATGGCGCCCATGAAGAAGGGCCGGCAGCCGGCGATTACCAATCTGGATAAGGCACGCGAGATGCTGCTGGCTGCGTGGCAAACTCCGTCGCATCCGGTCACAAAGCTCGGCTTGCGCCTACTGACACTTACAGCCGTCCGGCCCGGGACCCTGATCACGACCCCATGGAAAGAGTTCAATGACCTGGACGAGGCCGATCCGGTTTGGACTATTCCCGCGGCACGAATGAAGCTGCTGCTGCAGCACAAAGACGATGAAGCGCGAGATCACCTCGTCCCATTGTCCCGCCAGGCGATGGACACGATCGAGGTGCTTCGCTCAATCACCGGCAGAGGCCCATTTGTGCTGCCGAACGGCCGGCACGCCCACAAGGCAATGTCAGAAAATGCTCTTGGCTACCTGTTGAACCGGGCCGGCTATCATCACAAGCACGTGCCCCACGGCTTTCGCTCGACGTTCTCGACGATCATGAACGAGCGCTGTCCCGCCGATCGGCAGATCATCGACCTGATGCTCGCGCACACGCCGAAGGACAAGGTTGAGGGCGCCTATAACCGTGCAGAGCACTTGCCGCGCCGCAAAGAGCTCGCGCAGCTTTGGGCCGATCTGATTTTGAAGGACATGCCTTCCGCCGAAGAGCTGCTCCACGGTCCGAGGAAGAACCTCAAGGAAGTAGAAGCGGTAACTTTAGAGCCAAGAGCCAGGCGGCGAGGATAACAGTCGCCGCCTTGACGATTCGAGCCTGCGGCCGGGCCGCTTCTTGCAGGTGGCGCAACCTAATTCTGCTCATGGCGGTCTCCCGCGAGCTCGTTTTTCCTGATCCGGAGCGCGGTTAGGAGCGTTTCAACGATGATTACGCCTGACAGACCGGTTACGAAGCCACTCACTCCGGCAGCCTGATCTGGCGGTATATCGATCGCGCCAAATGCCCACTGAAAGAGAGGAACCCCCACCGGCGAAAGGAAGAAGGCCGTCGTCGCGCCGACAAAGATGCGGCGGACGCCGCTCATGACACCGGTCCATTCCAGCGCCACGGACACGGCAGAGCCAGCGATGCCGGCAATGGCAATCTCGCCCTTGCCGCTGCTGATCGCCCAATCCCAGCCTTTGGCCAAGAGCTCCATAACGCTCATTTCCGGCCTCATTTCTTGATGAAGGAACGCAGGACGGTGTTGCCGCCCATGTAGAGCGTGCAGTAGGTCATGAAGACGGTCACGAACGACGCGAAATCGACGATGAGGGAGATTGTCGTGTGCGCGCCGATCGCCGCGAGAAGCGCATTGAGCAGCGGCACAATCATCACATACCAGGCGACACAGACGAGCATCAGCCACATGCCGGCGGGGCGCCACATCCAGCCGAAATTGCTGTCCTTGCTCATCTCGGCGAGCTGCAGGCGGTTCATCTCGCGCTGGCTCGCCGTGTAGGCCCGGACAATCTCGGGGGCCTGCGTCTCGACCTCGGCGACGGCTTTCTCCAACTCCTTTGCGGGCACCTTGAAAGGGTCCTGCAGATCCTCCGGAGTAACGCCCGCCTTCTCGGCAATGGCATCGATGACGGCGCCACCGACCTCGCCGGCCTTGCCGCCGACGTGCTTCTCAAGGATGCCCTTGACAATCGGCGCGCCGACCTTCGCGGCGACCTCGATGAGGATGGAAGAGAGAACTGCGCTCATGCCGCGACCTTTCCGTAAGCTTCCGCCCGGGCATCGGCGGCCCGCTTGCGGACAATCATGATGCCGGCGCCGATCGCCAAGAACAGGAAGAGCCCACCGAAGAGCCAAAGCGCAGACGGGTCAGCAGCGGCCGGCTCCACCACGGGCGCAGCGCCCGACGAGACAGCGCCGCCGGCAGCGGTTGCCGCCTTCTTGCCTGCGCTCTTGGATGTGTTGTTCGCGGCCTCCGCCTCGGCCCGGGCATCCGCCTTGATTCGGCTCTCGGTCGCGCCCATCGCGGCAAGTGCCATGGCAACGCCCCGGACCTCGACGTCGGCAACGCGGCGCCCCCAGCCCTTGCCAAAGGTTTTCCAGATCGTCAGCGACTGCATGAACGAGAGCCGGGCGCGGCAGATGCGCTTTACCGTGAGAGAATGATCATTACTGCCGGCGGACGCTTTCAGCCACTTGCGTCCACGGGAGACGCCAGAATTGACCGAAGCATCGTAGACGGCAAGGTCAACGCCGGGAAAGAGGTTGGGGGCGCCGCTACCTTGCCAGAACTCACTACGATAGAAGCGCAGCGCCTGCGCCTTGGTGACTGTTCTCACCGGCGTCCGCTTCATTTTCAGCTTGTCTTGATATTCGTGCCAACGACCCTCGGTAATACCGTACATCGTTTTCCCGCCGGGATCGTCGGGATGGTCGCTCCATCCACCTTCCCACTTGGCGGTAATAGGGTGGCATACGTCGAATCTGTCGCTCATTTTGTGCAGCTCCAAGAAGGGGGCCGCACTCATGCGCGAGATCGATTTTCATTATCACGCGCGAGTTATTGCAACAATCCAGCAATTCCAGTATTTAGAGCGTGACTGCGCATGAGTGCTGACCCCCTATCAAAGGAGTTAAGCACTCATGTCTCAGACAGTTGTCGCTTTCGGCGATCCAAAGGCCCAAAAGAAGTGGTCTGGCGCGCTTTTCATCGACATTACGAAGAAAAGCTATTTCGACCGCAAATTCATCGGCACCTCTGACGAGTTCTGCATCCAGCGCCTAACCGATCTCGAATCGGAAGCCGGCGATACGATCTCGTTCGACCTTTCCATCCAGCTTCGGAACAAGCCGACCTACGGCGACAACCGACTCGAGGGCAAGGAAGAAAACCTGAAGTTCTTCACGGACCAGGTGTTCATCGACCAGATGCGCCACGGCGTATCGGCCGGCGGCAAGATGAGCCGCAAGCGCACCGCGCATAACATGCGCCAGATCGGCAAGAACCGTCTCTCCGACTATTGGTCGAAGTTCAACGACCAGATGCTGTTCATTTATCTTTCGGGTGCGCGCGGCATCAACGAGGACTTCATCGAAGACACCACCTGGGCGGGCCACGCGGGCAATCCGATTCAGGCGCCGGACGCGGGCCACATCATTTACGGCGGCACCGCCACGGGCAAGGCGTCGATCGACGCCGACTCGAAGATGACGCGCGCGGTCATCGAACGGGCGCAGGTCCATGCCCGCATGATGTCGGCCAAGGACCCGAAGAACGCAAACATGATGCCGCTGATGATCAACGGCGAGTCGCACTACGTCTGCGTCATGAACCCCTTCCAGGAGCACGACCTTCGCAATTCGGATCAGGGCGGCTGGCTCGAAATCCAGAAGGCCGCGGCTGCTGCTGAAGGCCGAAACAACCCGATCTTCAAGGGCGGTCTCGGCATGATCAACAACACTGTGCTGCATAGCCATGAATGGGCTATCCGCTTCAGCGATTACGGCGCTGGCGCGAACGTCGCAGCAGGACGTGCGCTGTTCATGGGGCGGCAGGCTGGCGTCATCGCTTTCGGCTCGGCCGGAGGCTTCCGCTACACCTGGACGGAAGAAACCAAGGACCACGGCAACGAGCCCGTTGTCGCCTCCGGCGTGATCGATGGCGTGAAGAAGACGCGATTCAACGACCGCGACTATGGCGTGATCTCCATCGACACCGCCGCGAAAGACCCCAACGCCGCCTGATGACAGGCCACAAGGCGGCGCGAGCGATCGCGCCGCCTTCCTCCTAGCTTCAACCAAGGGAAACCGCCCATGTCTGTCATTCAGAGTAACTACGCGAAGGGGATTATCGCTGTTGCCTATCCCTCGATCGCCGGCGCAGCCACAGCAATGCGCTTCGTTCACCAGCTTGCCGCCGCACCGGCCGCAGGCGATATCCTCGAACTCGCAATGGTCCCGGCAGGCTGCCGCGTGATCGACATGATCCTCGATTCGGACGAACTCGACACCGACGCGGCAGCGACGATGACCCTCGACGTAGGCCTCATGAGCGGGGCGTTTGGCGAGGAAGGCGCCCGCACCAGCGGCGCAGAGTTCTTCTCCGGATCGGCCCTCGCACAAGCCGGCGGCAGCGAGCGCCCTTCACTCAAGACTGCGTTCCGAACGAGCAAGTCCAACATTGATCGATCGATCGGGATTAAATTTTCCGCCGTAGCCGCGGCGTTCCAAGCCGGCACGATAGGTCTGACCGTGATCGTCTCGACCGAGTAAGCGGGCCGGTTTGCAATGTTGCAGACAAAGGGGGCCGCGCGCCCCCTTTTATTCAGGAGAAGAGCCTTGAGCGACACACAGCGACTTATCGAATGCATTGCCGGTTACGCCGAAACCTCGGTCATGGGGATCGATTACCAGTTCGTCCGCGACGCCTATGGACGGTTCGTCGCCTCTGTCTACAACCTGAGACACCGCGAGTGCCTGCTTTCCGTTGTCCATTATCGAGCCGTTCCCGATGTTCCAGAATTGCTCCCACAGAGCGTTCTCGGTCTTGGAGGGCAGGAGGGTGAGGACGGCGGCGGCGGCGAACGCGAAAGTACGCCGAACGGGGAAGCCCTGCGCGGCGATGGGCCTACGGTGGAGCAATATGTCGCGGCCGGCTATCAGGGCGCGAACTACCCGCCGAGTGGCTATGCATCGCGCAGCACGCAGGAGGAAGTCGAAGCTGCGATTGCCGCTCAATCCGCTGCTGTCAACCTCGCCGCTTCCGGTACCGAAGGCACACAGGACGCGACCCAGCAGCCAGAGCTGGAGCTCGACGCCGCGTCGGTAGAGGGCCAGACCGCCGTAGAAGCCGCCGCAGAACAGCAGAGCGCGCCGCAGCAGAGCACCCGTCGCAGGAGGTAAGCTATGCCGAAGGCGAGTGAGTTGATGGCGCTGGCCGCGATCCAGCTTTTGGACGAAGACCATATCCGTTGGCCTCTCGCCGAGTTGGCGGGCTGGATCAATGAGGGCGTCAAGGCGATCGTGCTCGCAAAGCCGTCTTCCGCATCAATGACTGCGGCTTTGCAACTCGGTCAGGGGACACGCCAGGCGCTGCCCTCGACGATCGACGGCAAAGCCCCCATTCAGCTGCTCGGTGTCAACCGCAATCTTGCATCGACCGCGACGCCTCGGCTTGGCTTGCGTGCGGTCCGGACAGCCGCTCGTGACCAAATCGACGCTCAAGAGCCGAACTGGCACAACCGGGCTTACGTCCCTTATCGGAAAGAGGTTCGGCAGGTCATCTTCGACGAGCAAGTGCCGACCGAGTTCTATGTCTATCCGGGCAATGACGGTACCGGCATCGTTGAGGTCGCGTTTTCATTCCTCCCGAAGCCGGTTGCGCTGGTCAACGGAGCAGATGCGACACTACTCGAGTCCTGGGCGATCGATGTCGGCCTGCCGGAGCCCTACAGCGTCCCGCTGCTGGATTACGTGCTCTACCGGTGCCATTCGAAAGATGACACCGCCGCCGACGCGGCTAAGGCGCAGGGGCATTATCAGCTCTTCGCGACCGCCGTCGGCATCAAGATGCAGGTCGAAAGCGCCAATAATCCGAACAGGAGGCGCTGACCATGGCGACCATGATCGACATCGACGACTTCTTGCCGCAAGTCCTGCTCTACGCGCCGAATTGCTCTGACGTCGTAGCGTACCGGTTCATTCGTGAGGCCGCTCGAGAGTTTTGCGAGCGGACGCGGGCATGGCGCGAGAGTGACGAGATGACCGTCACAACGCCGGACTGCGAAGCGGTCAGCACGATCAGCGATGCGGAAATCATCCTCATTCAGCGCGCCGAGCTCGACGGCACGGCGATCACGCCGCGGACGGTCGCATGGCTCGATGAGAACGAGCCGGATTGGGAGACCACCAACGACACCGGGACTGCGCGATACATCACTCAAACCACCCCGAACACGGTTTCCGTTGTGCCGAAGCAGTCAGGCCGTCTGACGATGCGCCTGGTGCTCAAGCCGTCCGTGTCAGCGATCACCCTCCCGAAATTCCTGCTCGACCAGTGGGGCACGGAAATTGGCAAGGGCGCGGCCGGCCGAATCCTACTGATCGGCACCGATGACACGGGAGCTAATCCGCCATTCGGCGAGCGGCTGCTGGCCGAATTCGACGCGAGCCTTGGAAACGAGGCGATCGTCGCGGCGAAAGGACAGCAGGGCGCCCGCCTTCGCACCAAAGGGAGCTACCTGTAATGCCTCTGAGCACATTTGCCGCGAACGGCGTGATCAATCTGTTGACGCGCGGTGCTGCTTTTACCCCGCCTACGCGCGTCTACGTATCGCTGCACACCGCTAATCCGGGCAACACGGGGGCCAGTGAAATCACGACGGCTCAATGGCCCTCCTACGCCCGGCAGGATGCGGCCCAAGGCGGAGCGGTGGCTGCGGGTTTTGTCGCCTCTACGGCCAAAGTGACCGAGAACCTCCTCGAATTGCTTTTCCCCAACTACGACGGCGCCACCTCCTTGGCCATCACCCATTTCGCCCTCTGGAACGCCCTCGCAGGTGGCAATTGCATCTGGACCGGCGCACTCGTCGCGACCAAGACGCTGCTGAATGGCGATGAGTGCGTGATCTACCCGGGCGACCTAGACCTCGGGATAAACTGATGTTCAGCAGGGGCGCACTTGGCGGCGCAGACATCAACGGGTTTTCGGTCAACGGCGGCAACTTCGTGCAGGAAGCAGCCGGCAGCAACACCGGTGCGGCTACCGACACGTTGAGATTGACACGACGCCTCGTCGCCAGGACCGCCGATATCGTCGCCGTCTCGGCGACAGCGCGGCTCGTGGTGCGTGGTATCCGCCTCAAGGACACGGTTTCCACAACTGCGTCTGCCAAGGCGATCCGCCGCCTGGTGGCGATGCCGCTCGACGTTGCCTTGGCCTCTGACGCCCTGGAGGCGACGCGGCGGTTAGTTGCAAAAGCGAACGACGAGGGAGCGGCGCCAGGCGCGCTGGCCTTTTCGGTGCGCTACTCGGTTCAGACCAAAATCAATCGCGTGATGCGCGTCCGTGAATTGTCGTCGATGCGCGCCCCTGCACCTTCCCGAAGCATGACGGTAGCGCCTCGGGAGAGGCCGATGGTGGTTCCTGTTGCTGCTGGAGATATGCCTTGACCGATGTGATGCAAAAGGCACCGGCCGACGTGCTCGATTTCGATATCGATTTTTCGCGTTGGCTGCGGGAGGCGGACCGGATCACGGGGGCGACGTCCGAGGTTTCGGGAACGACCGCAACGATCGTGCGCACAGACTTCACCGATAGCACCGCGCGCGTCTGGCTCGCTGGCGGCACCGACGGGGACAACGGATTTGTGACGACCACTGTGGTCACCGAGCAGGGCCGCACTAAACAGTTCTGCTTCAACATCAAGATTCGGGAGTGCCGCTGATGGCCGTCAAATTCAGCAACAATGCGACATCGACCCTCGCAGCGTCGATCAACACGACGGTAACGAGCATCTCAGTTCAATCGGTGGACGCTGCCAAGTTTCCGACCCTCGCGGCCGGCGACTGGTTCCCGGTGACCGTCGTCGACAGTGCCGGCAATATGGAAATCATGCGCTGCACTGCACGATCGGGGGCCACGCTGACCGTGTCTCGTGCCCAAGAGGGAACGACAGCGAAAACTTTCGTTTCCGGATCGCGCGTAGACCTTCGACTTACCACGGCTGCGTTGAGCGAGATCTATGTAGCTGGAACCAACGCTGCGGCCGCCGCTGCCGCTGCTGCAGCCGATGCGGAAGCAGCGTCAGCCGCGGCCGCCGCCGCTGTGCCAGCTGGTTCCATCATCCATGTCGCCAGAAGTACTGCGCCAAGCGGCTATCTCAAAGCCAATGGTGCTGCAGTTTCGCGCACGACCTACGCGGACCTGTTTGCGGCAATCGGAACGACTTATGGAGTGGGCAACGGCACTTCCACCTTCAATGTGCCAGACCTTCGAGGTGAATTTGTTCGCGGCTGGGACGATGCCCGGGGTGTCGACAGCGGTCGCGCCTTCGGTTCAGCGCAAGGTGCGAACATCCAGTCGCATACGCACTCCATCGATCCTCCGAGTACGGCGACGTCTTCGGACACACACAGTCACACGTTCTCGGCAACCACAAGCACAGCCGGTGCTCACTCGCATCCCATCACCTATGGTGATCGGGGCTTCCAATCTGGCACGATTAACAACGCAGAACAGAGTGGATCGGCGGGTACGTTCAACACCAGCTCAGCTGGCGATCACTCCCACACTGTGTCGGGAACCACCGGCTCAGACACTCACAGCCATACCGTCGATATTGCGGCGTTCACCTCCGGTGCGGCCGGATCTGGTACGGACACACGTCCTCGCAACATCGCACTGCTGGCCTGCATCAAATATTGAGAGGCTTCTGACATGTCGATTACGGTCTACAACTACGATCCCGCCACGCTCGAATACGCGGGCGCTTCGGAAGCAGATGAAAGCCCATTGGAGCCGGGGGAGTATTTGATCCCGGCTCATGCCACAACGATTGTGCCGCCAGAGCTTATCCCCGGTCACATCCTAAAGTGGATAGGGGATGGGTGGGCGTCTGTGGAACTCCCGCGCACGCCTTCCGCCAGTATGCCGGCACTTTCAGCGCGGCAAATCCGCCTTGGCCTGGTCAACAGCGGCTTCACCCTCGCTGAGGTGAGTGCCGTGATCGATATGATGCCGGACGGCCTCGAAAAGGAGACCGCCTTGATAGAGTGGGAATACGCGACAACCTTCAACCGGGTGCACCCGCTGATCAACACTGTCGGTGCCGCTCTCGGCCTCACAGATGAGCAGATCGATGCAATGTGGGTCGCAGCGCTATCTCTCTGACAAGGATCGCACATGGTGGCACTTAAACTTTCGGCTTTCTCTGGCGAGCGTCCGCTCATCTTGCCGCGGCTGTTACCTGACACCTCGGCCGTGGCGGCTATGAACGTTCGGTTGAACGACGGCGGACTGACGCCGATCAACAAACCCCTTGTGGCCGGTGCCGTCTCCAGCGCGAGCCACACGACAATCTACAGGCATCTCGGCAGTTGGCTATCCTGGGCGGGCACCGTCAATGCCGTGCCGGGGCCTGTCGCCCAAGACCGCCTTTATTTCACCGGGAGTGGTGTTCCGAAGGTCAGGATCAGCGGAACCGACTATAGTCTGAAGGTGAGCCGACCCACGGGCGCGCTCACGGCGACGCCTTCCGGCACAGGTTCCGGGGATAAGCAGAGCCGGACCTACGTCTACACCTTCGTTACTTCGTTCGGGGAGGAGTCGGCCCCGTCGCCGGCGAGCGCCATTATTGACTGGAAGCCAGGCCAGACCGTTCAGCTGTCCGGTTTTGCGGCGGCGCCCGGAGGCCGCTCGATTACTCTTCAACGCATCTATCGTAGCCAGACCGGCCGAAGCGGAACCTACCTATATCTAATCGCTGAACGACCCGCTTCCACTGGGGATTTCACCGACGACATCCCCGTGGATCAGTTCCAAGAGGCATTGCCTTCGGCGGACTGGAACGAGCCGCCAGACGGGCTCGTGGGCCTCGTGAGCATGCCAAACGGCATGATGGCTGCGTATGTCGGCCGGGATATCTATTTCTGTGAGCCGTGGCGCCCACATGCTTGGCCGGAAAAATACATCATGACCGTCGATGCCGACGTGGTCGGGCTCGCCTCTCTCGGCGGCATTCTCGTGGTGATGACCAAAGCTCAGCCGTATCTGATGTCGGGGAACCATCCCGATTCGATGCAGCAACAAAAACTCGAGGCGAACCTGCCCTGCATAAACGCCCGATCGATCGTCGATCTCGGACACGCAGTCTGCTACGCCAGCCCCAACGGGCTCGTCGCGGTGCGTGGGGATGGCTCCATCAACGTGGTGACCGAGCAGATGATGAGTCGCAGCGATTGGCTTGCATTGTCGCCCACGACGATCGTGGGAGGCCAGATCGACGGCATCTACGTGCTGTTCTTCGACAACATCGACGAAAACGGCGACCGGCTGGCGGGAGCCCTGTTTATTTACGTGAATGGTCAACCGTTCCTCGTTAGAACTTCAGCGATCGCTTCGGCGAGCTACTACGACGTCGGCGACACCGGCCTCTATTTTAAAGCGCCAGGCAGCACGTCGGTGCAGAGGTTCGATCCACCCAATGGCCCACCGCAAAAGCTCTACTGGCGCTCGAAGGAATTTTGGACCACTACGCCCACTTCAATGGGGGCCATCTTGATCGATAGTGGCCAGGACATTGCTCTGCGAGATGCGGGAGCCATTCAGGAAGAGATCGACCGCATCACCGCAGAGAACGAGGCACTATTCGCGACCGGCGTCCTGGACGGTGAAATCAACGCCGCGTCGCTGAATCTGTATCGATTCGGCGGGGACGCCATGCAGCCGGTCCCCACGGCAGCCGACTACCAAGAGCTCACAGTCGGCATTTATGCAGACGGCGAGCTGATCCAGACCATGTCCATCACGGATCGCATCGTCCGTATTCGAGCCGGGCTTAAGGCGAGGCGGTGGGAGGTCGATGTTTCCACCAATACGCAGATCGCGCAGATCATCATGGCAGGAAGCGTTGAAGAACTTAAGCAGGTGGCTTGATGGTGCAGACGTTCAATGAGCGCGACGCAATAGAAAAGCTTGAGGTCCTTTCCGGCGATCTCCCCCGCGCCCGCGATCAAGCCGCTGTGCGGATCGCCGATCTCGCGGAGCTGCTACAGCTTGCGCCGGTTCGGACCGCGGAAGTAGTGGCTGCGCCGTCGGCGGCAGATTTCAACTCGCTGCTGAGTGACGTCAAGGAGATAAGTTCCCGCCTCGCTGTCGTCGCACAGATCCTTCAAAGCCGGATTATCCGATGAAGGAAGTCGTCTACGAACCGGAAGGCGAGATGATTGCTTGGGCGGAAAGCCGCATCCCGGGCTGCAAGTTTCGCGACGACGCGCATGCGATCGGTATTCGATCCGAAGCCGGCCTCCACGGCGTTGTCGTGTTCGATAGCTTCACTACAGCAGGATGCTGGATCAGCGTCGCCTCTGATGGCGGCCGCAGGTGGCTAACCCGCGAGCTCCTCATTCGCGTCTTCGCCTATCCGTTTCTCCAGTGCGGGCATCCTCGCATCAACGCATTTATCTCGGCTGGCAATCAGGCTTCGCTCGCCCTTTGCGAGGGGCTGGGCTTTGTCCGTGAGGGCGTCATGCGGCAAGCCGGGTTCAACGGTGAAGATCTGATCATGCTCGGCATGCTGCGAAGCGAATGCTCATGGCTCCCCCATCGAGTTGCTGGAAAAACCGGCCGGACACAGGTATACACAGAATGTCGCGCATGAGTGTGACCTCAATCAAGAGGTGACACCATGAGCAAAGGCGGCAGTTCCGCTCCATCTCCGGATCCGAACATCGGCAAGGCGGCGCTGAAACAGGCGGAGACCGGCGAAAAGTGGCTCCAGTTCTCGCAGGACGCATTCAAGGTCTCGACTGAACGCCAGAAAGAGCTCGATGCGCTGACGAAGAAGGTTACCGAGCAGCAGCTCGGGCTCGCGACGGAGCAAGCGAATTGGGCCCGCACCGATCGCGACCGGTACGAAAAAACCTACAAGCCGATCGAAGACAGCTTCATCAAAGAGGCAACGAACTATGCCACCGACGCGCGGCAGAACGAAGCGGCGGCGGAGGCGCGGGCCGATGTTCAGACCGCGGCAGCGAACCAGCGCGCCGCGAGTGAGCGCGCCAACACATCCATGGGCGTCACTCCCGGCTCTGGCAGGTTCGCCGGCGTACAGGCGTCGGGCGACATGGCAGCCACCCTAGCGGAAGCAGGTGCGGCGAACAGCGCGCGTCAGTCCGTCAGGGACAAGGGGCTGGCCCTCAAAGCGGATGTCGTCAATATGGGGCGCGGGCTGCCTGCGCAAGCGGCCGGCGGCGCCGGCGGCAGCGTGGCGGCTGGCGCAACGGCGCTCTCGGGCAATCAGGCCTCCAACAGCCAGTATCTCGCATCGACGAACATCATGGGGCAGGGCTACCAAGGTGCGATGCAGGGCTATGCCGGCCAAGCTCAGACGCTGAACAACCAGTACGGGCTCCAGCTCGATGCCTGGAAGGCGGAGCAATCGCTCAAGGCTCAGAATGCGTCCGGTATCGGGCAGTTCCTCGGCAGCGTTGTCGGCGCTCTCCCCTTCACGTCGGACGAGACCAAGAAGGAGAACAAGGCGGAAATTCCCGAAGGCGAGGCGCTCGACGCCATCAACAACATGCCCGTCGAGGAATGGGACTATAAGCAAGGCGTCGAAGACGAGGGGCGGCACGTCGGCCCGTATGCGCAGGACTTCCAGCGGGAGACGGGCAGTGGCGACGGCAAGAGCATCCTCCCGCAAGACGCCATTGGGCTGACGATGAAGGCCGTGCAGGATCTCGATAGCAAGGTCGACCGTGTAATTGAGGCGATCGGACTCGGCGGCGCAAACGCGGCCCCGATCAAGAAACAGAAGAAGGCGGCTTAACATGCTCGGAATTGGTCTGGGCGGCTTCATGGAAGGCTACAACAACAGCCAGAAACTGAAGGCTGACAAGGAAGAAAGGGCGCTAAAGAAGGAGCGGTACGATCGTCAGAAGGTTCTCGATGAGCGCGAGGATGCAGCCTTTGAGCGGACGGAACAGCAGCGCCTTGCGATCGAGGACGCCGTCACCAAGTCGCAATCAGAGTTTCAGGCCGCTGTGCAGTCGGGGACGGCGGAGCCTGACGACAGCGACGATTGGTTCGCCAAGAACACGGTGCCTTTGCTCAAGAACACCTATCTCGCAGCCGGCGATATCGACAACGCCGACAAGGTGCAGAAGTGGGCTGACACTGCCGATGCCAAGACGGGCGCGAAGCTGTTCAAGTCGGCCATGCTGAAGGCGCAGACGGGTGATGGCGTTGGCGCACTCGATGACGCGATCAAGGCCGGGCAGACGCAAGGCTACATCGCCCACGGTTACGAGGTGCAGAAGCATGACAAGATCGTGAAGCCGGACGGCACTGTCCTCGGCTATCGCATCTGGCTTACCGATCCCGACGGTAACGAGATCACGCAGGACATTCAGACGACGGAGCTCCAGAAGACGATCGCGACCTTCCTCAACCCGGAAGCGGCATGGGAAAGCCAGGTCACCGCGTCACAGGCGGCGACCAAGCGCGAACAGGAGCTCGCCGACTATCGGACAAAGAAGGAAATCGACAAGGAAGTCGGCCTTGGCGACCAGAAGCTTCGCGGCGATGCGATCACCAGCATTCGCAAGCGCCTTGACGGTGGTCTGACCGGCGACGAACCGAAGTTCGACGATCTGCCTGCGGATGAGAAAGAGAAGCTGATCGCGGAAGAAATCCAGCTACAGCGTGGTGGCGCCGGCGGCGCGCCAGTCGCGAGCACGCCGGCGGCTCGCGCGAGCGTTGCTCCCGGCCTTGCAGCCGACGGCGCGAGCGCTGCGCCGACGCCGGACTCGAGCCAGCCGTCACCGACCGGCCGCAAGGCAATTGTCGATACGGTGACCGGGCAGCCGGTACAGACACGGCCGGCACAGGGGCCGAGCAAGCCCAAAGAGGAAGAAGCTCGCGAGCCGGGCCTGATCGACCGCATAGGCCAGCGTGTCATCCGCGAGGTGGATATCCTCGCCGGGCGCGAGCAGGCACCGACGAGGGAAGATCCTCGCGCCGCAGAAGCACCCCGCGAAACGAAAGACCGGTCTCGCAAGAGCGGAGGCCTGCGCCGAGAGGAAAACGTCGCCTATCAGGTGCAAGCCGCAGACGTGGCGGTTCGCGAGGGTGTGCCTGTTGATCGGATCGTTCAAGAGCTGCTCGCCAACGGCGTTCCCGAAGAACAATGGCCCGCTTCGGTGAAGCAGGCCATCGCGAACAAGCGGAGTGGCGGAGTGGTCGGGCTCGCGCGCTAAAGCGGGCCCGGTGCGTCAATAACACGTCGTGTAGACCGGATTTCCGGTATAGGTGCTCGACGTGCAATTGATCGGCCGTCTCGTCGGCTCAAACTGATAGCCCTGAGACATTTTGTTGCCGTAGGCACTAAATCCGCTGCCTACCGCCTGCGCGAACTGCTTCGCGTTTTCCTTGTTTTCCTCTCGCATCATCACCTCTTTGGTGGCCTCCCTCCGCAGGCATGCGTCTGCGGCTGGGCCTACCTTCGTGTGACCCTGCTTGATGCATCTCTGAGCGACGCCGGAGGCGAGGCGGGTTTGTTCCGCCTCGCTCATCTCGCTGTACGTTCGGGTCTGGCAGGCAGAGAGCGAAAGGGCGGCGATCATCACCGCCGCGAGCTTGGCATTCATGTTCCCCCCTCATGGGCTTGTCCGACGGACAACCGCTACAGTAGCTATCTGTAGATGGGATCTGCAAGCCGATCGCGCAATTCCTTACCAAGCGCCTCGTTGCTGATCAGAACGCCGTCCTGCCTCTTGGCGGAAATGCTCGCTCGAGTCTTGATCGAGCGCTGCAACGTCTCCTTGGTGATCGCCACCGGAGCGTTGATTTTGACTGCATTGAAGCGCTTGATGTCCTCGATCGCCTCGGACATCGTTTCCTTATCCTTGGCGAGCGCGGCCATCGCGAACCGAGTGATGAGGCGCTGGCGCTTCTGCGTGATACGGCTCTCCGCATCCTTCAGCGCCGAGTTCCGCTCCCACGTCTCGGCGACTTCCGCCGGCGTGAAGCCGAGCGCCTGGGCGATGATGCTTGGAATGCCGATCTCGTCCTGGGGCACGATCTCGTCTCCCCGGAGCGAGGTCACACCCTCGTCGGCATAGCGATATGCCTTCATCAAGTCCCGCACCGCCTTAGGAGCCATCATCTCGAGTCCGCGAGCGACGTCGCCCTCGTCGGTGATCACGTTGTAACCGCGGTAAAGCTGCTCACCGAGCGACACGGTGGCGCCGAGGGACTGCGAAAGCCAATACTGGTATTCGTCCTTGCCTTGGAGCTCGCGCGAGGGCGAGCGGAACCACAGGTCCGGCATACCGATGCGCGACGTCAGGTCGATGCCGAGATAGTGACCGGGAGCGCCATTGAGGACGATACCGCCGAGCTCGGGGCCAAGGATATCGACGATGTTTGCGCGGAACTGCTGTTCGAATGCCATCGGATCGTCGTCGTCGCCGAAAATTAGACCGGCAAGCGCCATGGCAAGGCTGTAGCCCATAACGCCAGACACGCCGGACATGAGGGCCATCATGCCGGTGATGCCGGCGACCTGGTACCGCGCCTCCCGGCGGGCGGCAGGCGTTTCGCCCTTAACCGCCTGATGGATGTCGCGGAACATGCGATAGAGCATGTTGATGTTGTGCTGGCGGAACACCAGCGCGACCTTGGCAAAGTCGTTCTGCAGAAGCGCCGGCCGCGACGAGTTGGAATAGTCGAAGTGCGTCTTCCACGTCAGATCGTGTGCCGTGTCGATCGCGTCCGACTGGTTCTGGCCGGCCGCGCGCGCCATTCTGTAGGCGGCGAGGGCCGTCACTTCCCGGTTCCACACTTCCGCGCGATGGAACGCCCACGAGATGACGCCCATGACCTTCGCGCGGAGCGGAGAATACTCGACGCCGGTCTCGCCTACGCCGGCAAGATCATGGCTTTGCGTGCGATCGATCAAGCCCGACTTGTAGAATGCTTCGATCGCTCTCTTCTCGTCTTCTTTGAGGTTGGCTCGCGCAACCGAGCCGCGGCCCGCGACTGAATCGCGGGACGCCTGGGCGAGCGCCTTGCCAGCCTTGAGAATGCCACCGAACCTGGCGCCGAGTATCGGCAGGCCGAGCATGACGGTTTGTGACATGTTGACCATCGCCGAAGCCGGCGACGCAGCAAGGAACCAGACGAATGCCGTGCTCGTCATCGTCTGCGCCACCTTGCTCCCGGTCGGGTTCATCACCCAATCGTGGCGCTTCGAAAGCTCGTTAGCGAGCGTCATGGCGCGGGTCTGATCGTCCGCTTCCTTCGCTTGGTCGAAAGTCTGGTTGACGAGCTCCTGAAGCTCAAGCCCGAATTTCAGACGCGCCATCTGGTGAGCGGCATGGAACATGTGCGACGAGAACACACGCAGCGCGTCGCCGGTAAAGCCGGCGGTGCCCTTGCGGTGGATGAAACGCTTGCGCGCGGACAGGTCCGGCATGGACTCGAGGTAACGCTGCCAGACCTGATCCATCAGCTCCGGACTGACGCCGGAACCGCCGAGGAGTTCTTCGATCTCGGCGACGATGCGCGGGTCCATTGCCCGGCGAAGGTCGCTGCCCGCTTCCATCACGCCAACTTCGAACTTCGCGTTCGGATAATCCTTCTGCATCTGACGCACAGCGCGGTCTCGATCGGCAACGGTCTCGAATTTGGAGAAGCTGAGCACCTTACCGTCGATGTCGCGCACCGTCGCAAAGTACCGTCCGAAACGGCCAAGCGGGAAGTACGGACCTTGAACGCGGCTCGCCTCGAAGGCGATGCGCATGCGGGTGAGCCGGGCTTTCGCGGCCCACTGGCCTTTCGTTGTCGCGGCACGGTATGCGCTGGCAGCATCTTCTTCGGCATTCTTCTTATCGATCCCGGTCAGCCCCGCGTCCTTGATCTGCTGCAAGGTGCGTCGGTATCGGTCCTCAGCCTGGCGCAGCGCGATTTCCTGCGCCTTGCGGACGTTGTCCAGCAGGATTTCATCGAGTTCCTCGGTCTGCTGCCTGTAAGCGTCGCGGACCTTGTTGAAGAGCTCCCGCCCCTTCGGTGACAGGGCCGTATATGCCTTACGCAGCGCCGCGTATCCCGGCATGGCTTGCGTCTCGGCATCCACCTTTGACGGATCGATGCCGGAGAGGGTCGCCTCGTGCATGAGGTCGGCGAGCGCCTGGGCCTTGGCCTTGTCTTTCCCGACGTAGCCAAGGCGGGTGCATTTCAACCATTCCTGGCCGATAGCGTCGGCTTCCGCGTGCTTGGTGCCCCTGAAGGCATCCATGATGCGCTTGACACGGAGGTATTCGCCCACGGCCTTCATGTTTGGCCGTCCAAGCTCGCTGAAATAGTTGAGCGGGATGGTTTTGAGGATGGCGGGCTGCATGTCGGTCAGCTTGCCGCGAAGATCCTCGACGATGCGGGTCTCGGTTACGCGTTGCCGCTTTTCTCGGCCTCGACCTTTTCCTTGATAATCTGCCGTGCTTGCTTCAGCGAGGCCGCTCGTGTCGGATCGCCGGCCGGCATCTGGTTTACCCGCAACAGGTGCTCGCGCCACTTCTGCAGCGTGTCGAAGGGGCTCGGCGCGTCGATCGGCCCGCTTACCTGTGTTTTTGGGTCCATTGAAGATTTCTCCAGCCAGTTTATCAGCGGCTGCGTCAATCACGGCATCAAAACCCGTGGTCGCGGCCGCATCGTAAGGTGTGTTCGTGGTGAAGTCTATGACGTTCGCGCGATCGGCAGCCATCAATTTGCCGGCGGCATGAGCCTCATTGGCTTGATCAACGGTGATGGCTTTGCTGTTGAGCTGGGCTTGCAGGAAGCCTTGGAGCGCGTACTCGACACCGATCATGGCGTTCTTGAGCTTTGCCATGGACAGCGCGGCAAGGTCTGGCGTTTCGCTCGACAACGCCTCCGCTGCTGCCACAGTCAGCGCCGCCCGTGTAACCTGCCCGTCGTGGCCCGCCGCCCAAATGCTGTACAGTCCGGGGTAGGCGAGGAAGCCGATATCGGCCGAACTGAGCGGTCCATTGCTCGGGTGGTTGTGGTAGACGACAACCTTGCGATCAGGATTGGCCATCGCGGCCAGCAGCCTGTTGTTCATGCCGGTGTTGGCCTTGTCGCCTGCCGTGCCGTATTCGACCACAGAGCCGTCGTCATCAAGCGCAAGCAGGTATTCGTGGCCGGTACGCCGTCCGTCCGCGGTAACGCGCTCGATGGCTGCGTCTCGCAGCGGAATGCCCTTTTTTAGCTCGGGCGTGCCCAACGAACGCAGGTTTCCAACCGCGCCCTCTACGGCGGGGTCGGGTCGCTTGTTTTGCTTCGCAGGCTCCGCCTCCGCCGCGACGTCCGTGCTCACCTCTGTCGTCTGGCCCGCCGCACCTTTGGGCTTCGGCTTGAGCGCGTCTACCAATCGGCGGTGACGAGCGGCAGTCTCGTCGAGCTCCTGTTGGCCCGTCCAGGGCGCGATCTGCCTTTCGAGCGCCGGCGCCTGCCTCTCGATCTCGGCGATGCGCTCCTTGTCGGCCGCCGGAATGCGGGCAAGTCCCTTGATCGTGTTGACGATGCGCATGGCCGTACCCGTCGGGTCCATGTCCGCGGCGTCCTCGACGCTCACGTGGTAGTCGCGATCGCCCGCCAACGTGATGTCATACTGGCGTGAGTGCATGTGCTTGATCGAAATCTTGAAGCCGGCGTATTCGCCGATCTCAGTTTCGCCCGCCCGCTCGATCAGGTCCTTGCGGATCGCGGCAATAACGGCGGCGCCAAATTCCTTATGCTTATCGAATGCCTCATTCTTCACCGTCGCCGAGAAGGGCTTGCCTTCGACCGCCTGGGCACGCTGGGCGTCGGCCTCGACTTCGGGCAGCCGATTGCGCAGCGATTGCGCTTCCTCGTTGAGAGAGCGAATACGGCCCTTGATGCGATGCTGCTCGCGATCGTGCTCGGACGATTGGCGCTCGAGCTGCTGCAGCTTCCGGCGGGTCTCCATTTCCTCAAGGATGACGGGATTGCCCGATGCAGCCGCTTTCATCTCCGCCGCATTGGCTGCCTCGCCGCCGATATCCTCGATATCGCGCTTCTTCAGGTCGCCCTTGCGGATTTGTTCGATGAACTTCGCCTTGGCCTCAATCGTCTGCCACTGCCGCGCATCGAGTGTGTTCTCGGTGGCGTAGCGCATGATCTCGATCTCGAAGCCTTCCGGATCCTCGCCATAGAGCTCGTTGCCCTGCCGGATACCGCGACCGTCGCGCTGTTCAAGATCGGACGGACGCCACGGTGCGTCCAGGTGGTGGAGGCCGACAAGCCGGTTCTGCACGTTGGTCCCGGCACCCATCTTAGCGGTCGAACCAAACAGGAATCGGATTTTGCCCGATCGCACCTTGCCGAACAGTTCCTCCTTTTGCGCCTCGGTATTGGCGTCATGGATGAAGGCGATTTCGGTGTCAGGGATGCCGCGATCAATGAGCTTCTGCCGAAGATCGTCATACACGGAGAACGAGCTCTGCAGCGCGAGGAAGTCGTCGGGCGACATCTTGTCGAGTGCTTCCTGCGCGGCCTCGTCGCCGTCCTCGGCCTTGGCGATCAAGTCGCGCAACTTGGCCTGTTCGGCTGCCATGGCCTTCTTCGGCGTAGACAGGTCGATGAACACGAGCTGCGTTCCGCGCTTGTCGGCCCACTTCTTGTAGATGCCAACCATCTCGTCCGCGGCGCGATGAACCTTGGAACCGCGATAGTCCCCGTAGCCGGGATCGACGAGACGCATGTCGAGCGCGGCCTTCCGCGCGTCCGACATGACCTTCAGCATGTTATCGGCGCCCTTTTCCTGCTTTTTGGGCAGGTTCTCGGCGCGCCAGACGATCGACCCCTTGGGATAGGTCAGGTTGCCAGCCTCGTCAGCACTGCCTTCGCCGATGTATTTCGCCTGGTCCGGAGAGCGCTCGACGACGACGATGGTCGGCTTGCCTCCCTTGACCTTCGGGAGCGGCATAGTCCTTCCAAGGGCCTTCATCTGCGCCTTGATGTCGTCATTCGTGATGACGTCGGCGAAGGAATGATACCGCTGCATCAGTTCGGGCACGTTGACGAACTTCGCAAACCGGCTGTTCAGCTTGTACTGGCCGGACGGCGAAAGCTCCCAATCTGTGACGACTTCGCCAAACACCCTCGCCCAAGCATCGAAATGGGCGATGCCAAGGTCCGTCAGCGACTTCCGGTCAAGGTAGCGCTGGATTGTATACATCTCAGCCATGGTGTTGCTGAGCGGCGTGCCGGTGAGGAAGGCGACGTTATTCCCTCCGGTCTTTTCCAGCACGAATTGCGTCTTCATGTAGAGGTCGGCCGCGCGCTGGCTGCCGGCGGCATTGCCGAGACCGGCCACGCGCTGCATGGACGTTGAGTAGGCGAGGTTCTTGAATTCGTGCGCCTCGTCGACTGTGATGTCGTCCACGCCGAGCTCGTCGAAGGGCAGGCCCTCGTCCTTCTTGCCGGCGTCGAGCAGCTTCTCCATCTTGGCCTTGAGGTTGTCGCGCCATTTGGTGAGCTGCGCGACGTTGCGGCTCTTTTGGCCGGTCTCGCGGCGGAGCTCCGCAATGGACTGCTCAAGATCATCCATCTGCTCCTGGATGAACCGGGCCTCATACTCCAGGTTCATGCCGATGCGGCCGAACGACGAATGCGCGACGATGACGGCGTCCCAATCGCCCGTAGCGATGCGGGCGAACAGCCGCTTGCGGTTCTCCTTCTCAAAGTCGCGTTTCGTGGCTGCGAGCACCTTGGCGCCCGGGTACAGCTTCACAAAATCCGCGGCCCACTGGCCCACCAGGTGGTTGGGCACGACAACCATGGGCTTACGTGCCTGCCCGATTCGGCGCTTCTCCATGATCGACGCAATGGCGGCGAATGTCTTGCCGGCGCCGACGGTGTGATCCGCTAGGGCGGTACCACCCTGAAGCCGCCGCCAGATGAACGATTTCTGGTGTGGGCGCAGTTCGATGATATCGTCACTCACCTTACCTGGGAGGGTCAGGTGCGATCCGTCATACTTCCGCAAGACGTCAGTGTTGAAGGTGTCGTTGTAGAGCCGAACAAGCTCTTCGCGGCGGGCATCATCCTGCCACAGCCACTTGTCCCACTCGGCTTTGACGCGTGCTGCCTTCTCGTTGGCCGCTTCCGTGGCTTCCTGATTGACAGCGGTCGAGCCATCACGGAACCGGTCGTGGATCGTGATGCTCTGGCCGTTAAGCACCGCCAAGAGCACAGTCTCGACGCCTGCGCGATCGGTACCGTATAGGGTCGAAGCGGCCGGGCTCGGGCGCGGGACTTCAACAGCCCATTTAGCGTTTGCCCTGGAGTAGTATGCCTTCCCGCGGGCGCCGCTTTCCGTGATGTGCATCGCGAAGTCTTCGATGTGCTTTGCGGGCACCCATGGCGCGCCTGGCTTCACATCAATGTCGACTGCCTCGATGTCCGCCGGCTGCACGTCGCGCAGCGCGGCGATATTGCGGCGGAAGTCCGGATCCTGCTCCGCGGCACGCTCCGCCTCGGCGAGTTTCTGCTTGACGTTGCCGGAGAGGTACGCGTCAGCGGTCTCATAGGCGCCGGATGGCGTCTTGTAGACCAGCGGCCCCAATTCCTCGACGATGGCTTCTGCGGGCTTGCCGTACAGGAACGACATCGCATCAAGGTTGATGCGACCGAAGTCATTGAGGGAAGCAGCCAGTGCATCCTTTGCGCTGCTGGCACTCGTGACCCGGCTATACGGCTGCTGCGTCCTCTTGGTGAAGATCGCTGCCTTTTGGGCGCTCGGACCCTTCGCGGGCTCGCCCGTCTTCTTTGCGACGGCGGGGCTGATGCCCTTGTCGAAGCCCTGTTCGAGCGCGCTGATCTGCGGCCATGTCGGATCGTCGCGGAACAGTCGCTTGTTGGCGTCCGCATTGATTGGTCCGTGCTTGGCGACAAACCCGTCGTAGAGCTTGTTGAGCCGCTTGCGCAGGTTCTCGATCTGCGGGTCGCTGGCTTTCTCGTCGATCTGTGCCCGGCGGAGTTTCGCGAACGCATCGCGGACCCGGACCATGCCTTGCACCCGCGCCTTGGCGGTCTCGTTGGGATATTCCAGCACCTGGGAGACCGGCTGGCCGAGATGATCCGGCATGCGCACATGCACTTCGCCATCCGGGGCCAGGAAAGCGGTTCCTACCTGCACGTCTGTGACGGTCTCGGGCACGTTGACCGTTTCCGGCACCACTGCGGCGCTGGGCTCGACCATGACATTCTGCGGCAATGCGCGGATTGCCTTTTCCAGTGCCTCCGACAGGTCCTCGCCTTCACGCGCGACGAGTGCGGGCTCATCCGGCCCGTACATGGTGCCGTACGCCCCGAAGTCGCCGAGCATCATTTCGGGCTTGTCGATGAAATACTGGTTGAGCGGGACCGCCTTGCCGTCCTTGCCCTTCCACTCGCCAACCTGCGTCCAAGACGTGTCCGGCTTGTCGCCCTCGAGTCTTTTGCGCAGGATCACGATATCCGTCGTGACCTCGGTACCGGCGTTCTTTAGGAACGCGTTGTTCGGCAGGCGGATCGCGCCGACCAGGTCGCTCGCCTTTGCGATCTGGTCGCGGGCTGCCGCGCTAGCCCCGTCAAGAAACCGGTTCGTGACGACCATCGCCAGAACGCCGCCGGGACGCAGCGCCTCGATCGCCTTCGCGAAGAAGAAGTTATGTATGGAAAGCTTGTTGAGGTGCCTGCGCTGCTTGTCATAGAGCTTTTCAGAGCCGAACGGCGGGTTTCCAATGGCAAGGTCGAAATAGTCGTTCGGCACCGTGAGCTTCTCAAAGCCCATGGGCGACTGTATGTTGGCGCCCGGATAGAGGTTCTTGGCTATGCCGCCCGTGATGTGGTCGAGCTCGACGCCGGTGATAGCAGCACCATCGCGCAGCTCGCCCGGCATGAGGCCAAGGAAGTTGCCGGCGCCGACGGACGGCTCCAGCACCTGACCGCCCTTGAAACCGAGCCTGCGGGCAACGTCCCACACCGCGGACACGACTTCAGGCGAGGTGTAGTGAGCATTCCGTGTAGAGGATTCGGCGGAGGCGTATTCAGTCGAAGCGAGAAGCGCCTTCAGCTCGGCCGCTTCCTTCTCCCATCCCTTCGCAACGCTACCGTCTTCACGATAGAACGCGTTGCGCAAGCCGCCCCATCCTACCCATTTCGCGAGGACGCTCTGTTCCTCACGAGTTGCAGCACGCTTTTCCTCGTCAAGTTTGCGCAACAGGCGGATGGCCGCGATGTTACCTCTGAATTTGGCCTTTGCGCCGCCTTCTCCGAGCTCGTCCGCATCCGTGATGACATAGTTCGTGGGCCGCTGCTGCGCAGGGGTTGCCGCCGATTGGACATCAACAAGGGTTTCGGATATATTTTCAGTGGGTCGCGGCGAGGCCGACGCAGTATTCCGGTCGCCCCACAAGTCGCTGAGACGGCGTGAACTTCTCTCAGTGCGCCGCGAACCCTTCTCAAAAGCCGTCAGCAGCCACGTCTTAGCGGTTCCGTCGTAATCAAGACGCACGCCGGCGCGCCCGGTTTCGTCCTCAAGCTGAATGCGCCGCGTGGTCGAGCGTTCGCGATCAACCTTCAGGCGCTCGATGAAGCCCTGCAAATCCTGAAGCACTTCCGGGTGCCAGGCGATGAGCTTCGAAAGGCCGGTGCCGTTGCTCTGGTTGGAACCAGGTGCACCCCAAACAAGGTCAATAGGGCCAACCTCGGGGTGATGAAGCGCGCCGATCGCGTCGCCGGTCTGCCTGCGCTCAAGCTCAAGGGCGGCTTCGCGCCATTTGCCTTCATAGCCGCGCAGGATGGGGCCGAATGGCCCTTCAGTTACCTCTTCTGTGCCGTCTTCGCTTCTTCCGGCGGCAGGAGCAAGTAAGTCTCCCTGACCTGCTGCCACGCCTCGTCGGGCTTCACGCCCTGTTGTTCGAGCTGATCCACGGCCTGATAGGTCTGCTCGGCTGCGTCCTTCAGCGCCTGCTCCAGAAGCCCCGCCTGCTTCAGTTCCCGGTATTTGTTCGGCAGGTGCTCTTTCCAGTGCTCTCGACCGAGATTGATCCAGTTCTGCAGAAACATCTTCGGTGGTTCCTTCTTCGGCGCTGATGGCTGCGATGTCGGCGGCCTCGACCCCGGCAGCACTGGACATGCCCTCGAACGCGGAAGCGCGTGGATCATATTTGACCCCCATGTACCACGACTTCAAGTAGGGCCGCACATCGTCGCCAAGGTCGGCAAGCATCGCCTTGGCAAAGGCGGCAAACGTGCGGGCGCCCTTCTCGATCTGGTAGCCGGCGAGCGTAATGCCGGCCTGCAGTATCTCTGGATCGATCCCGCTGTTGATCGTGCTGCCTGAGAGCTTGCGGCGCAACAATGCGCGCGCCTTCTCTGCCGCGTCCTCAGTGAAAATCTTGTTCTCGGATACGGCCGGCTTGGTCTTCTCCGCCTTCGGCTCGACCGCGGCCCTGACCTTGACTACGGTTTGGTCCAGTGCGTCCGCGATCGCCTTCATACCCTTTTCGGGTTCCAAGGTGACGCCGGGTTCCATGTCGCGATGGAAGAACGGCTCTACCTGGGCCCATTCCTCGTCACTCAGCGCTTGCAGCCGTTCCGCCAGCGCAAGTTTGCCCTCAAGGACCGGATTTCCGTCCTCCCACGTTTTGAGGCCTGCGCGCAGGTCGCGGATCAGACTGCTGTAATCCCGGCGCGGTAATTTATTGCGCAGCTTCAGCTGTTCCGCCTTTGCGGCGCTCTTCGGCGGCTTCGGCAAGAGATCGCGGATCGCGTCATTGGCTGCGCCGTCGTCGAGGTCCTGGTAGTAGAAATCCTCGACGGCGTTATCGATCTGCTCAGGCGTCACCCCAGCGTCGATCGCCTGCGCAGTAAGTTTCCGGTCGAGCCGGTCATACTTGTTCGCCACGGCCATTGCAGCGTGGTCGTGTGCGTTGTTGGCAGCGAAGAACCCGTAGGAGAAGCCCTCCGGCGTGACGCTCCGGGCGTTCTTGGTCGCCATGGACTTCCCGCCATAGAGGCGGTGCATCTTCGAGCCTTCGGTAGCCTCAACAGGCGCAATAGGCAGTTCGCCGTTGAAGCGGCCCCAAAGCAACGTTTTCTTAGTATAGGTGTCGCCAAGGTGGTTCGGGTCGAAGGACAGGCGCCACCGCGGAAGGCCACCCAGCTCCTCGATGCGGCCGACGGGGTTCTCGACCGCCCAAACCGCCGGCTTGAAATACTCGATCGTGCGGAGGGTCTGGTGTACGAGCTTCACGCTCGCAACAGTGCGTCCGTCCTCGTCCTTCGCTGCGAAATGGCGCGCGCCAGATACAGCGAAGTCAGTGCAGGGGCAGGCAGCGAGGATGGCATAGATGTCCATGCCGTCGAAGTCGCCAAACCAATCGCCGAAAAAGTCGGTTGAGAAGTTGTTGACATCGCCCACGTCCGGATCTGCTTGGATGTCGAAGCGGTACACCTGGTAGCCGGCCTCTTCCCATGGCTTCGACCACTCGCCGGACAGGTCGAACAGCGAAAGCACCACCTTCTGGCTGTTGGCGCTACGGATGGTGGGATCGGTGCCCTGAGCTCGGGCGTGCGCCTTCCACTCGGCGATGCGCGCCTTTGCCTCGGCCGGCGTCATCCAGCCATGTTGCTGGGTGTAGACTTTCACCTTGTCTGCGAGGCGCACCACCTCGCTTTTCTTCGGTGGCTGGAAGACGTTGGAGACCGGATGGTCACCCTGCATCATCTCCGCTTGCGCGGCGTTGAACTCCTTCACGATCTGAGCGAGCTCGCGATCGTCCACGCCGAGCTGCGTGTGCTCCGGTGCGGTACCGTTCGCCAGGGGCTTGGCGACCGGCTCGTCGGATTGAACCTGAATATTTTTCGCCGGTTTTGCAGATTTCTCCCGGATCTCGAAACGCTTGCCGTTCTCGACCACCTCTTGCGTGGCGCCCAGCTTCTCCTTGGCGATGTGCGCCTCGGCCTTGTCGCGCGATCCGAACCACTTCGGCGCGAACGGCTCCTCAGTCTTGCCCGACTCGAGCCACGCCTTGAATTCGCCCAGCGTCGTTAAGCTGATGGCACCGAGCCCTTTCCAGCCGCTGGTGTAGTTTTCGAGGTAGGCGCCGCGTGCCTCTTCCTCGCTGCCATAGCCCGCCATGACCTTGTGCTCGTCGAAGCGGCCACGGGCGGGATCGCGCTGGTCGACGACAAAGATCGGCGAGGAATCGTCGAGCGCCTCGGTACCGGGCTTCACGAAGATGTCGATGTGATCCTTGTCGCGCCCCTTCGTGCCGCGGATGTAGCCATAATGGCTCTTCATATCGACAGCCCAGTCCTTGCCGGATGGGCTTTTACCCTTGCGCACGGAGCCGGCCGGGTTCTCGATCGAGAGCTCCATCCCGCCAAGGCGGCCGCGGCCGACCTTGTAGTTGCCGGCTTCCTTCTGCGCCTGGGTGGGCTCGGGCAGATCGTTGGAGGGCGAGGTCGCAGCCTCGTGCGCCGCGTCGTCAACCGCCGTCGTCGGCGCGGGATCGGTCGATACCACCTCGCTCGTCTCATCGCCCGACGTGCCGCGCTCGGCGTCCCTGACCGCCATCAGCTTCTTCTGGATGTTCGGGGTGAGACTGCCCCACATCACGCGTTCGTTGCGCTTGACGCCGGCCTCGTCCAGCACTCGTTTGCGGGCCTGCGCGGTCAGCTCAACGTCCCACCACTGGCCGGCTTCATCCTTGGCCGCGACCGCTTCCGGTTCCTGCTTGGCGCGCGCCGTCTGGCGCTGCTTGAGCAGACGCTCGTTGACCGGATGCATCTTCACCGGAAGGGTGGATTTCGCCTCCTTCGCGGCACGCTCGACGCGGTACCGGTAGTCGTCGGCCATGCTGGTGAGGTCCTCGACGGACACGCCGAACTCGTCCGCCAGCCGCTTGCGCTCTGCCGGCAGCACCTTCGACATGTCCACCTGAGACGTGCCGCCGAGCTTCTTGGCAATCACCTGCTCGCGGGCGAGGTCGTAGAGATGCGCGTGCCTCTCGTCGGGCAGCACTACGGTCCGCTCGCCAAGGCGACGGCTGTTCGGGCCCGCATCTGCGGGTTCGCGCTCGATCGGCGGATTGCGTTCGAGCTCCTGTTGCTCGACCTGCTGCGGTGTCAGTCCACTGACCGAAAGCTGGTCGACGGGCACCTGATACGCCTTGCCCTGATCGTCGACGACAACGGCCTCTGTGCCATCTTCCTGATACGTCTCGACGCGCGCGGGGAAGCGCTCGCCATTGCTCCCCTCGACGATGACGCGATTGCCGGGCTGCGGACGCGTCGGCCGCTTCTCGGTCGCGGGCTTCTGCTCGCGGGCAGGGGGGATTTCCGTGGTGGTCTCGGCCGCGATCGGCGCGGCAGGCTCAAGCGCGGGATCGCTCGACAGCTCCGGCAGGACGTCACGAACCGGCGGCTCCGCCTGTGCCCGTCGCAAGGCTTCCGCCTGCACATCCACCGATTCCGCGATCTTCGATACATTGGCGATCGGCACCTGGTAGACTTCGCCGGTACCACCATCGACGACAATAGCTTCGTCGCCCTGGTAGCTCTCGATGCGCGCAAGCATCGGGTCCATGCCTTCGGCGTCCACACGGACGGTCGCGCCGATCTCGGGGCGCCCGTCCTGCGGTACCGCTACTGCGGCGGCTGGAGCTGTGACGTCGGGCAGGGTGCGCACTGCGCGATCTTCCGCCTTCCTCTGCGCATGCTGCACGGCGCGTCCGAGCGGCCCTTTGGGCTCCGGTACAGGCTCGTCGACATCGGCTGACGTCTCGGCGTCCACCGCGGCCGGGCTGGCAGCCCCGCCAGCACCGCCCATAGCGCCACCCATGACACCGCCAGTAGCTACGCCAGCCGCCGCGGCTTCCTCGACGCCTTCCGTAATACTCTGCGACGGGTCTACTCGCTTGACGGCGAGGTTCTCGGACATCGTCTGCGTGACGCCCTGCGGCAGCTCTTCAAGCACGCCCTCAGCGAAGGCACCGCGGCCTGCGCTGAGAAGGACGCGCTGCGCGACATTGCCGCCGACGCCCTCGGCGAGGATCTTCGCGAGGGCGCGATCGCCGAGACCGCCAAATGCGCCAGTCGTGACGCCGGCGACGATGAAGGCTTGCGTGGCTGCATCCTCTGTCACTGCCTTGATGGCATCGGCCTCGCTCATGCCGCCTTCGACCATGTCGCGCACGGCTTCGGATTGAAGCAGCTGCTCGCGCGGGATTTGGGCGAGGCGATCGCGAACGCTGCGCGAGGATTCGGCACCACCGAGCATGCCCTCGGACACTGCGCCGGCGATCGTTGCGGTCTTTGCGGCAGCCGCCGCAGCCGTGGCCGCCTCGGCACCACCTGCGAGCATGCGAAGATAGGTCGCGCGTGCGAGCACGCCGCCCGGCAACATCGTGATGACGGTACCGGGTGCGGACTCGCCGACGCCGCGGAGATAGCTGCGCGGATCAGACCATGCCGGGCCAAATGTACCCTTCGCCTCGTTCCACCACTTCTTGGCGTCTGCCTCCTGCTGTTGAGGCGTAACACTGGCGTCTGCTGTGGCGGCATACTCCTCGAGGCGCTGCTCGGTCGGCTTCCCTGTCACCCACGTGTCGATCGCGTCCAAGGTCTCGACGACGGTCGGGCCGACGCCCGGGATCATGCCGACGGCTTCACGCGTGGCGAGACCGAGCCGAGCGTTGCCAGCACCAAGGATACGGCCAAGGTCGCCGAGCATGCCGTCCGATCGGTTTTCTTCTTCCCACCGCTGCTTCCATGCCGGGAGCTCGGCTTCGTCAACCACCTGGTACCGGCCGGGCTCCTTCTGTTCGAGGGCCTGCTGCGCGGCATCGATGCGAGCATTGTCCGCCTGATCGCGGGCCGCGATCTTCTCGCGCTCGGCTACCGCCGCGGCTTCCGCCTCGGCTGCCGCCCGCTGCTCGCCGATTGCCTTGGCCTCCTGCATGAAGGCCGGATTGGTGGATGTGAAATTCTCGTCGATGACGATGCCGCCCGGCGATCCCTCTGCCTTCGCCACTGGAGCGCCGGCCTTACCTCCGCGCGCACTGGCGGTCTCGATGTGCCAAGGCTCATGGCCAAGCGGGAACGAAAGGCCGTAGCGCTCTGCATTGGCGTGCACCCATTCGCGGACTTCTTTGGGAGCATCGGCGAACCGCCCGCCCTTCCATCCAAGATCAGCCGCATCGCCGTGCTGGTGGCGCGATCCGCCAGGCGCGCCGATGTTCTTCGACATGCCCGACGCCTTGAATTGTGGGCGCCACTTCTTGCCTGCCTCGACCGCGCCTAGCTTTGCAACGTCGGCAAGCCACGCATTTCGGTCGAGACCATACTTGGCAGCGTTCACCGCGATGATTTCGGCCTGACGTTCGGGCGAGCGAGCGCCGGATAGGATGTCGAGACCGGATTTGACGTGGTCGGGCGCATCGTTGAACATCGCGCTAAGGCCGGCCCTAAGCTCCGGCTTCATGTTCTCGACGTAGGACGTGGGCTTCCCCGGCTGGAGCTTGCTCAACAGCAGCGAGCCGTCGTCTTTCTGTTCCGGCCGCACCAGCCGCGCCAGCCCCTTGCCCTCCGGGTTCGGCACGTGGCTCGTCGCCTCCGGGTCGCGGCCGAGCAGCGCGTCAAATGGCTCCTCCGCATCACTGCGCGGCCGCTCGCCGGTGAGCCCGATTGCTTCCGTCCCGGGCGCGCCGGTGTTGGCCTTGGAGTTGTAAAACAGGTGTTGGCCGACCTTGGCCGTCTGCGGCATCTTGCCGGCCCAATCCGGACTGACGCTCGTCGCGTGGTAGTGGTCGGCGCCGTCGGTCGGGTCCTCGCCGCCAGCAAAGGCGCGCATGATCGCCGATTCGGCACGCTTGCGGGTGTCTGGATCCCGCATCGCCTTAAATGCGCCGGGCCCGGGCTTTGCATAGCCGGTGAACTGATCCGGTTCGCGCACGATCTCGCCCGGCGATTTGCCGCGGACGCCAGCCCGATTCTTGATGACGCTGGCGACGGCCAACATGCCCTCGTCGCCTTCACCGGCCGCCTCCGCGATCACGGTGTTCACCATGTCGTTCCAGTCACGTTCCGGCATGTCGATGGGGGCGGAACGGCTCGCGGTCTTTGCTGACGCCGCCGACTCGAGGTCGAGCCCAAAGCCTGCCTTGGCGGGCTCACTGGCGGGCTTCGCACCGCCTAGAAGTTTGTCGGGAGTGCTCCACTCGATATCGGTATCGAGCCCAATGACGATCGGCATGCGCGGTGCTCCATAAGAGAACCGCACTCATGCGCGGAAAGACACTGCCGTTATAATTCGATCGGGGGAAAAATCAAAGCCTGACACCCGTTAACGATCGCGGGCTCCGGCGTTACAAAGGATTGATGTCATGACCTCTGGCGGTGAAAAAACACTCATGACATCTGGCACCGGAGTCGCAATTCCGCTTTCGACCCGTTGCGATGGCCGGTGCCAGAGGCACGTCCCGATTTGGTCAAAGCCGCGTTGGTACGATGGTATTCGACTACCATCACTGCTGGCGCTCGACTCTTCATCGAGACGGACCCACCCAATTGGGAAGCTCAAAGTTCTAGATCATGGCGACGCTATCGTCACGCCAGAGTCTCGCACGCTGTCTCCGCCACCGGTTTGACATGCCTGTCCGTAGCCGGAAAGCACCTGGTATCCACTCTCAGTGTATATTTCGTAGGGAGTATTCCGCCTAACCACAAACCACTCACCTGAGGACACCGTTTGCCCATTTATCTCAAGCTCACCTGAGATTACGAGACGAAATACGTTCTCTGTATGTGAATGCCGGTCAACTTTAGTTTTTGCAGGCACAGCCGTGATGTAAAACATCTTATAATCAATGAGAGGCCAGACGATGGGCGTCTTGGTGATGCCATCGCCCTCCTTGAGCGGGGTGACATTCAAGAAACGCGAGATCAAGATTGGATGCTTATCAACTTCTGGCGCGAAATCCTGAAGCATAGAAACATATTCGGCAAAATTTTGTAATAGACGGGTCACAGCGGGCATTGCGATTCCTCCTGTCAAACGGGGTCAGAGTACGATGCTGCTTGAGCCTAATGTTGATTGAAACTAGTGCATGTCCCAGTGCGTATTCTGCAACTATAGCTAATGCAAAGGAAAACTGCAAACGGGCAACCATACCACAAAAGGATGTATGAGGGGCGCGCCCGCCGCGCATCGATCCGAGACCTATGCCCGCTAACGATCGTGGTTGATACCCGCGGAATGCGCCCGTGTTGATCGTCGTCGTCGTTGTGGTATGCACGGGTCATAACCATAACGCGAGTCCTTCTGAGGAAATTGGATGGCGAAGTACGTAGCACCGAATATGAATGAGTCCGCATTCAATTGTCCGCACTGCGGCGCTCTTGCTGTCCAAACTTGGTATAGCTGTCGGGCGTCAGAACTGGCTGTTAAGACGCCCTCAATCCACTCGGGGGACCCACCGTTTATCGAGACAACTGTGGCTCAGGCTCAAACCTCCTCAGCCAGAAACATCAACTTCACTCGGTGCTTCAACTGCCGCAAGATCACGGTCTGGATAGCCGGTGAACTTTACTATCCCCGCGCGGGGGGCGGCCCCGAGGCCAACCCCGATCTGCCGCCAGACATCCGCAAAGATTACGACGAAGCGAGCGCCATCCTCGAAATCACCCCAAGAGGGGCGGCCGCCTTACTGCGACTCTGCATACAAAAGCTCTGCGTTCACCTTGGTCAGCCTGGACAGAACCTTAACGCGGATATCAAGGCTTTAGTCGCTGCAGGTCTGGATGTGGGCGTGCAGCAGGCCCTGGACTACGTCCGCGTCGTCGGGAACAACGCAGTCCACCCGGGCGAAATCGACGTGGATGACCGTGCCACAGCAGAGATGCTTTTTCGCCTAGTGAACATCATAGCGGAGAAAATGATCACTCAGCCGAAGCACGTGGAGGAACTATACGGCAGCTTACCTCCAGGCGTGCTGAAGGCGATCGAGAAGAGAGACGGCAAGGCGTCGCCAGCGGCGTCCGATAACCAGGCGGACTGAAGGAGGAAAACATGGAAAAGAGTGGCAAGGGCGCCAAAGTGGCGAAGGCTATTCCTGACGGGACCGAAACTTGCGGCATCGTGATGCCGATATCGGCAATCGATGGGTGCGACGCCTCTCATTGGGTCAACGTTCTTGAAATACTGGCGGACGCTGCTCGGTCAGCCGACTACGAGCCTCAACTGGTGTCAACTGGCGCAGACATCGGCGTCATTCAGAATAGGATCGTTCAGAACCTGTACGACAATCCTATCGTGGTTTGTGACGTCAGCGGAAAGAATCCGAACGTGATGTTCGAGCTTGGCATGCGTCTGGCATTCGACAAGCCCGTGATAATCGTGAAAGACGATGCCACGTCGTACTCTTTCGATACGTCGCCAATTGAACACCTCGAATACCGCCGAGACTTGCGGTACCAGAACATCATCGAGTTTCAGAAGCAGCTGGCGCAAAAGATCAGGGCAACCGTGGAGAAAAGCAGGAGCGACGAACACTATTCGCCGTTCCTGAAGAACTTCGGAAAATTCACGGTCGCAAAACTGGACACTCAAGAGGTATCCAGCAACGAGTTCCTCGCCAAGAGAATGGACGACCTCCAAAGAGAGATTTCGACTCTCTCTTCAATGTTGCGCGCGCAAGCGCCCCAATCGAGCTTCGATCGCATCATTGCGGAGCGTCTCGCTGCGGAAACCAATGCCGTAACAGCCGAGCACATTGCTAAGTTCTATGATCCGGTGGAGATGGAAAATCGTGCCCGGAAACTGATCGAGAGTGAATTCGGGCGCCTATCCAACGAGGAGCTGCAACAAGAGGACAACCTTAACCGTCGTATAGCGAAGCTCAAACCCCGCATAGGGCTGTTGGGAGTCTCCAGCACTAGATTGCAGGACCTTATTTCGGAGTACCTTCGGCTGCGAGCAACGTGACGGCGGAGCATCGCTCGACCGGTTCCACTTATTCCCGAAGGGGTGACGCCGGGAGTGCCACCAACTCACACTGCGCCTTGAACCGCTCGAACGCCTTGTAGAACGCTTCCTTGTCGCGGTAGCTCACGTTGCATTTTCGTCCATCCATGAGCGTGACGCCGACGCTGTCGCCATAGTCTTCGACATGGCCGACGAAGGCGAAGTTGAACTCAGCGAAGCTGCTGTAGCGGAAAAACATCGTCTCAGGTCCAAACACTGTGCGGGATGATCAACGGCCGAGCCCTGGTTTCGGTTTGAACAGGCTTTCTGCGTTCGCTTTCGCGTCGGCGGCATCGAGGCGCGTCGGTGTTGGACGTTCTCTCGATTCAGCCAACACGATCTTGATCGGGCCCTGCTCGACGTCAAAGCCGAGGTTGACGCACCGGCCGGATTTCTCGCCGACGTGGATCGTGCCCACGCCGGCGATCTCGACGGATTGCCCTACTTTCACTGTCAGTCGAAGCATCCGGTTCCTGCCCTTATTGTGCCAAATAGCGGTCGCGCTTTTCGTCGGAGAGCTTTCCGAGTTCCCGCTCGTAAGCCTCGATGTCTTGGTTCGCGAGGCGATCGAGGTATGCGAACTCTCCGCCATCGCCAGTGTCGCTGATGTCGGCGGCAGGCACATTCGCAAGCGTCAAAGGGGCCTCTCTCTTCGGGAGCTTGCCCTTCCCGGATTGGTTTTCGGCCTTTGGTTTCGGCTTGGCCGCATCGCCGAGCGCTTCACGCAGCTGCTGGTCCAGTATCGCGTGCGCCTTCTGAAGGTGCTTCGGGTTCAGCGGGTCCTTCGATGCCGACTGCAGCTTGCGCAGTTCGGTGTCGAGCATGGTGTGGAGCACAGTGCCAGGCTTGTACTGTGGGTGCTCGCTGAAGAACGTGGGAACGGTCTCGGTCTTGTAGCGCTCGATGGCGAGATCGCGCGTGACGGCGGCCGACGTACGGCGCTCCTTCAGTCCGTCGAGCTCGGACTCGATCGGTTTGAGCTTCTCCCGGTACTCCTTCGCGCTCAGTTCGCCATCGTCGAACTGCTCGGCCAGCTTGTCGCGCTCGCTGTCCAGCGTCTTGATCTTGTCGTTGATGTCGGGGGGCAGGATCCAGGACGCGGGCTTCTCGTCGTCTTCTTCATCGCCCTTTGCGTCGCCTCCGGCATTGTCCCCGCCGGCATCTACATCGGCCCCGGCGTCGCCGGCGATGTCGCTTCCGGCGCCGTTGTCATCCTCTTCGCCGTCCCCGTTGTCAGCGCCTGCGTCGTCACCCGGGTTATCGCCGCCGGCATCACCGCCCGCAGCGCCCTTATCGTCCTCGTCGCCCTCGTCGCCGGCGTCGCCCGCCGACTCGTGTCCTTCATCGACGACTGTCTCGTCGAGCAGGCCCTCACGTTCTTCTTCCGTCAGTCCGTCGAGATCCGCTTCATTGAATTTGGGAGGCATCTTGCTTCCTTTCCTCTGTTAGCCAAGTCCGATGGCGCCGGGCTGCTCTTGCGGCGCCGGCGTGGGTTGCTGTTGCTGCTGTGCTTGCTGTGCGGCTGCGGCCTGTTCTGCCGCAGCGCGCATGTTCTGCTCTGTTTCCGTCGGAGAGACGTACCCGGCCTCGTGCAACACCACGTCGGCGATATCGGCGAGGCTCGGGATGGCGATCGCAGCACCTGCCGCCTCGAGCGCCGTCTTTTGCGCCCCGACGTTGATCGATGCAGTCTTGGCCTCGATCTCCTTCGCCTGTGCGATCGTTTTCGCGGCGTTTGCTTCCTTGGTGGCGATATCGGCGGTGGCTGCGCGCATCGCCATTTGCTGCTGCATCGCCTCTGCCTGGGCCTTCTGCTGTTCTTCCGGCCCGCCTTCTTCCTGATCCGGGTCCGTCATGCCGGTGACCTTGCGAACCCGCTTCACGAGCTCGTCGCGGTTCGGGATGTCCATGCTCTCGATGACCAGGTCGAGCATGACGATCGCGATCTGCGGATTGACCGGCGCCAGCTTGCCGAGCAGGTCCATCAGCGACTCGACCTGCGCCTGGCGGACCGTCGCGCGCCAATCTTCCTCGGAGATGACGAAATCCGCTTTGGTCCGAACGATGTCGTTCTCCGGTAGCCCGTCGTTGACAGTCACGAACTCCGGGGTGCCCCGCTTGTTCGTGATGCGGAATTTCTTTTCCTCGGACATGAACTGCTCGACGTTTGCGAGCTCCTTCTCACCGCGCACCTGCATGGCGAAGCGCAGATTGTCGAAGAGACCAGCCGTCGCGAGCGATCCCTGTTCCTGTCGCGCGAGGATCGCCTTGCCTGATACTGCGTTCGTGGTGCGGCCAAGGTTCTCGTCCGTGACGCCACCAACCTGCTGAAGCATGCTGATGTTGCGCGACATCAGCTCAAGGTGCCACTGACCCAATTCTCGGTCAGCGTTGATTTCGATCTCGTATCCCTTCTTCTTGACGATCAACGAATCGGGTCGCGCAACTTCCTCCAGCAATCCGTTGACGTCCTCGACCGCGCCTTCATCCATGATGACCTTGTTGGTCGAGAGGATGTGCAAGGCCTTGGACGCGCGTTTGTTGATATCGCTCTGGATATCGCGAATGTTGCGGACCATGCCGTACGGCATGCCATCGCGGCCACGGCGCTTATTCCAGATCGGCGTGAACGGGAATCGGTTGTGTCGGTACGGGGAAGGGGAGAGCCACAGCATGCCAGCCGTGGTGAACAGCGCAACGTAGATGCGCATCGAGACTTTCTCGATTATCTCACCGTCACCTTCCTGCACGGCATCCACGTGGCCGGGGGATTGCGGGTCGAAAATTTCGCCCGCGAAGGTTCCGCCGGAAATCTTCGACGTCTTCTCAGGAATGCGGAACCAAGCCTCGATCACTCGCACACGCTGGCGCCAGTAACCGTCTATGCGATCATTCGTGAAGGAGGATGTGTTTGTGCCTTGGCCCGTGTTCTCGATCTCGGGCGTGTCCATCGCCTCATCGCCATAGGCGTCGATCGATGCGAAATTGTCGGCGTCATCGACGCTGCGCTCAAGCAGCGCCCTGCGCTTTGGGAACATGGCGAGCGCGACGTCGATATCGAGCCACTTTGAGCGGAAGATATAGCGGGCATCGGAGAGGTCTTTCTCGATCGCCGTGCTGTCCCACAGCATGTTTCGCCAGTTCTCGCGGCGGGTGAACAGCGGCTCGCCCTCGTCGTCACCCTGGTACCCATCTTCGAGCCAGCCGATCCCGACTTTGGCTGTGTCCTCGAACGCCTCACTGATGCGGAAGGGGGTCCGGTTCACGTCGGACAGGTATTTCAGGAGCTCGCGCTTGCGTTCTGCCGGCTTGGCATCTTCCTGTCGCCGCGGCAGTATCTTGTAGTCGGTCCGCGTGCGCTTCTCAGTGCCAATCACCCAATCGATCGTGGTCGCCGTGACGTTGAACACGAGCGGTACCTGGCCGCGATCTTTCAGCGTCTGCGCGTCTTCCTCGCTCCACTGGATACTGTCGTAGAAATCCTCGTCGATCGCCATGTCGCGGCGGTTTTCCGCCTGCCGGTCAAGCTCTTGGGTGTAGAAGCCGAGGAGGCGATGGTGCAGTTGCACCATCTTGCCGTTGTCGAGTGCGTTGCCGCGGATCGGCCGCGACGGGGCCGGAAGGTCCGGAATGGGTGACTGGTAGCGCTTGCGTCGCACGCTACCGTCTGTTGCCGCGAGATCGAACATCCTATTCCTTCAGCACTGCCTCTGTGACCTTGCCCGTGGTTGGGTCGGTCATGGTGATTTCAGCGACCGTTTGAGCGTCGCTGTGGTCGTAGGGTGGAATTGACAGGAGGTCGCCGAGATGATCCGCGATAAACATCGCGAGCCGGCGGACGGACGGGCCGTCGAAGGCGTTGAAGCCGAGTGCGTGAGCGAATTGGAAAGCTGTCGCGGCGGCTTGCGCAGGGTCTCCGACGTCCTCTGACCAAATCCAAGCGCGATCCATCGTGACCACGCAAGGCGTCAGCCTGTCGTCATATTCCCTGTCCGCCGGAATAAGAACCATACACGGACGAAAGCGATCTTCTATCCGTATCCAGGTGCCAATAGCGGTAACTCCGCTTCTGCGAAAAGTCCATACGCGCTTCGTGAGGTCCAGTGCTGGCGTCATCAAATTCTCCATGTTTTTGGGGTTAAGCGGCCATGCCGGATCGGTTGCGACGCACCGGGCGCGCCGCCATCCCGCCGACAGAGACGAGGCGGCGGACTTCGTCGCGATACTGCGCCTTCTGGCGAATCGCATCGGCGGCGTGCTGGTGCCCGTTCTTGTGTGGCTTGTCGGACCACACGCCCATGTTGTCGTTCCAGCTCTTGCGGTAGTTATCGAGGTGCAGGATGCCCTGGGCGCACTTCTCTTCGTCGAAGACGTAGTTGCCGAAGTCCTCCTTCAGCGCCGGGATGCCGATCGCCATCAGGTCGAGCGTGCGCGGAACGATGTGGATGTTCTTGAGGCCAAGCCCTTCCAGCATTTCCTTCGGCGTCTCGATGACGAACTGCCCGGGTTTCCGGGTATCGCCGTCGTGCGGCAGGAAGTGGTGGCCGAAGACGTAACCACGGCGCTGGAACTCGGCCATGATGAAGGAATACGGCTCGCCGGAGCATTCGAAGTAGTCGATGAAGTGATCGACGAGGCCAACCGCTTGGTGAAACCAGATCGCAATGTCGTCATCAACGCCAAGGTCCCAAAACGTGTTGACCGGGACTTCCGGGCGATATGGCACGCGGGTGATGCGGTTCTGCGAACGCGCAATCGACATCTGCTTGGCCAGGATGACGCCTTCGACGGAGACCTTGAACGCCTCGCGGACGGTGGAAGGATATTCCTGCCACATCTTCTCGTCTTCGTCGGCAAAGTCGCTCTTGCGGGTTGAGACGTACCAGGCGCGCTTTGCCTCGGATAGCGGACGGCCGATCTCGCGCTCCAGCTCGTCGAAATACTTGTCGTCCTTCGCCTCGGTGATGACGCCTTCCGGATCCATCTCGTATTCGTCTGCGTCCCACCAGCTCGCGAAATGCAGGCGATACTGCAGACGGTTGAGCCTCTTGCCGGCCTCCGCGAGCGCCAGCGCCTCCATCACCATCGTGTAGTAGGCGCCATCGCGGCCCTTGGCCGTCGATTCAATGAAGACCATGCCCTGTGCCGCAGCGGCGAGCGCGCCGGTGACGATCTTTTCCGCCTTGATAGGGCTTTCGAAGCAGATAATGCCGAACTCGGAAATGTGCAGCCAGTTCAGCGTGTCGCCGCGTGCGGAGGTCGAAACCTGAATCGACGAGCCGTTCGCGAATATCTTCTCCTGCACGTTGTCCGTGACGATCGGTACCATCTTGCGCAACCACGGGGGCAGGCGCTCATAGGCGAACTCGATCTTGTTGCGCATGATCTTGGACGCGGTGAACTGGTCCTGCGCGATGATCGCGGCCTTCTGGTTCTCGTTGAAGAGACATGCGTCGAGGATGATGATCTGGATCAGCGTGGAGAAGCCGCGCTGGCGAGCCTTCGGAACGATGTTCCGGTACCACATGCGGCGCAGCAACTTCCGCTGCGGCTCGTTTGGCGTGAAAAGGACCGTGTCGCCGTTCTTGTCGAGGATGTAATACAGGTTCTCGATGCGCCACATCGGATCGGCACATTTTGCCTTCAGCTGCTCGGCCGTTATCCCGGCCAGATGCTCGTACATCAGCCGGCTTCCTCATCGTCGGCGACTGGCAGTGTGCCGCCGCTTAGCCCGATAACGCCCGCCTCCGGATCGTCCTCGACGGGCTTGAATGTGTTCTTCTGCGTCTTCGAAAGCTCGCGCAGCCAGCCTCCGAGTGCGCCTTCCTCGTCGACATCGTGCTTGATGTGTCGCACGTCGCGCCATATGCCCGGTCTGCGGTTCTGCAACCACCACATCGCGGCTTTGGTGTCCGGCGGCACGTGCTCGATCGTCTCGATGCGCTGCGCCTCGCCCTCGATGACGACGATCTTCTCCGAATCGAACGAGTAGCCGGTCGCGCGCTTGTAGAGGCTGTCCTCGACCTTCTTGTCGGCCTCGTCCTTGCCGATCTCCAGCGCCTCGCGGAACTCGGGATGTTCCAGCTTCCAGCGGTGGATCGTGCGGATGCTCACCTCGAACGCCTGGGCGATCTCCAAGTCCGTAGCGCCTAGCGATGCGAGCGTCTGCGCGATCGCGATGTTGCGCTCGTCCCACGACGTCGGCCGGCCGCCGTAGTTTCGCGGATCCGGCCGGAACGCTGCACCAAACTCCGGGTGTTCCTCCTTCCACCATTCCAGCGTCTCGACATCGATGCCGAACGATTCCGCGATGTCCTTATCGCTGACCTTCGACAGGAACATGAGCCGGGCGATGCTGACGAACCGCTTCTGGAACTTCACCGGCTTAGGCTCGATGGGCTTGTCGGCCGCCCTACCGCGTGGCGCCCGTTTCCGCGGTTTCGCCGCAGATTTCGCCTTTAGGGGTGACAAAACCTCATCGCCCTTCGCCGACTTGCGTTTGCTCGCGGGCTTCGTCGGTTGCTTCCTCGGTGCCATCAGTGCCTCCGTCTCCGCGCGGCAAGCAGGGCATCAAGCTCGGCACGTCCCGAGCCTCGGCGAGCCAGCGCCGCAGCAAGTCTGGGATGATTTTCCTGTTCGGGGGGCGCGTTCAACCACGGCTGTGGGGCAGGCGGATCGTCTGCAAGGTTGTCTGCCTCGCCCTCATCACCACGCAGTAACCTATCCGTATCTTTATCCTTATATGGTTCTGGTACTGGTATTGATGATCGATCGGTGATCGAACGATGCGCGCGCTTGTTGAAATCACTCACGAATTGGGATTTTTCGGCTCGTTTTTCCTCGCGTTTTGCGACGCTTTCAGACGCTTTTCGAGAGATTTTCAGCGAGTTCTCTATCTCCGCTTCGCAGCGGTGATTGCTGATCTGACCCTGCCGATTGATGAAGATTTTCCGCAGCTCGATCAACTCAGAGATGAGAGCGCGCGCCTTCCTGATCGAGCAGTTCAGCTCGCCGGCAAGCCAGCGCTCGTTATTGTCGATCGGACCACCGGCGTCATAGATCAGGTCAAGAATGGTCGTGTACGCGCCGCGCTGCTCAAGCGTGAGGCGTCGATATCCTTGCAGCGCGTCGCCGTGGTAGCGCCTGTGATAGGGCATGGTGCGTCGGCTCATGGGTCCCCTCCTGGGAGCAATGATGGCTGCAAGCGTTCGCGGACTTCCGCAATGCATTCGTGCTCAAGGTCCGCTTGCCATCGGATGGCCGCGCTTTCGCACTGGTTGTCGTTCCTGATGACCTTGTAGTGCTGCAGGCAGTCGAGCACCGGCTTGATACGGTTATCGACGTCCATGAGGCCGTGCGGGCGTTTCATCGCGATCACGATGTCGAACGGCCTGGATACTGGCGCCGGCGGGGGCTTAATGTGCCAGCCCGCATCAGTGCGCCATTTCTTGTAAACCTTGGAGAGGCGACGGTTCTCGCCCCATCCGGTGTACAGATCCCACACCGATGGCGGCATAGGCAGGCGGACGCGCAGCCAAGGTCGATCATCGCGCCGGGCGAGGTGTAGCCCGGCGCCGGCCATAAAGCTCTGCCATGCCTCTGACACTGCGGCGCGGGCCTGATCCTCGTCCGCGACGTTCCCGCGAACCGGGAAGCCCTTCGGCGAGAACCATGAGCACCATTGCCACAAGTCACCGGGTTTTACCGGTGGCGCGACGTACCCAACGCGCACTGCACCGACGACCGCAACGCGCCAATCGGCCATGTATGACGGCTCACTCCACGCGATCACTTGGCCGGCCCCCTAAAGAACGGCGGCCAGTCATCGTCGGCCAGGTGTGATGTGGTCTGGGAGCCAAAGGGGCCGATGACGCCAAGTTTGCAACAGAGAGGAACAATCAGAGGCTCGATCACACACGCCCCCATTGCAAAGAGCTCAAGTCACTTCTAATCGAAGGTGAGAGGGTGGAGTGGAGGCAGCATTGGACTATCAACTTTTCGAATTGATTCGTTTCCCGTTTGATGAGTCGGCGAAAAGCGGGCGAGCGGGCGAAGCACGGGCCCCGGGAGAATTGCTCAAGCCCTACCAACGGCTTCTGACGTTCGCGCGAAACATCATCAGCAAGCAGTTGCCGAACGACAACGCGAACCAATGGTTGCTGGATCTTCAGCATGGCGTTGAGGCGCAAAACCCCGGCCAAACAATTCTCACCAGTTCGCCATTGCCGTTCTTGGATGAACAGGTCGTGCAGGAGTTCCTGAGCCGCATCGAGGCCTCGGACCCTCCTTACGGCCAAGAATATCTTCGCCAACTCGCAATCGCTGTATTTTGTGCAATCTACGTGGAATGTGCGACGCAGCGCCCTCTCAAGGTTGTTGACTTCAACACTTCTAAGATTGGAGCATCGATCTGGGTTGAGTTGGCCAGCTACTGCGCATGGAAGACTTACGCCGAAATTAAGTGTTCTGCGGACCTCGAGGTGTCGACGGTATTCCGCAAGAACGAGGAAGAAGTTCACTCGGTCGTCAACTCGGGGCACCAGCAGCTTCGAACGATGATGGAGCAGTACACCGACCTGCAGAAGCAGAATTCGTTGCTTCGCGCTCGGATTGATGAAAGCCTCACGGATCTTAAAACAGACGTAGAGCAGATCAGTGAGGATGCTGCCGGCGCCAAGGCTGTATTTCAAAGGGTCTTGGACCAGAACAAGGAAAACGAGGCAACACTCTCGCTGTCCGAAGCAAACATCAAATCGCACGCGGACGCGATCCGGGAAGAATTGCGTATCGACAGTACTAAGAAGCTCTGGCGTAGCCGGGCTTCGTGGAGTACCGCCTCGTTCTGGTTCTCTGCAATAGCCATCACGGGCGCGTTCGCCGCCCCCGTCATAGCCGCGTCTGGCAATCTCGATGCGATACTTGCAGGGCTTCGGGACATTGGCGATGCCGCGACCAAGGGGCTTCCGACCGATGCCACCAACGCTCAGCTCTTGACTGCAACAATTAGCCGCCTGGCGATCATCACTGTGCCGTTGGCCATCTATTTTTGGGCTGTAAAATTGTTGGTCAGGTTTAATGCGCGGTCCATGATTTTGATGGATGATGCACGGCAACGCAGCACCATGATGGATGTCTATTTTCATCTGATAGAGAAAAATGGAGCTACACAGGAAGAGCGAGCGCTTGTGCTTAATGCACTCTTTCGGCCAGCGCCTGGGCATGGTCCGGAGAACGTGGACCCTCCGAACTTTACGGAGTTGCTGAGCAAAGCTGCGGCAGGTGGGAAAACTTAGACACATGTCATCCCTTCGATCGAATATGACTTCGTTGACATGAGGGGCGCAATTGTTCGTCATCCCTCCGCCCCGGGGATCATGCCGAGGGCGACGAGATAGGTGTCGAGAACGGCCTCTTGCTCCATCCGCTCATCAGCGTCCTGTTTACGGATCGAAATGACCTTGCGCAGGATCTTGCTATCGAAGCCCATCGACTTCGCTTCGCCGTAGACGTCCTTGATATCGTCGGCGACCGTCTTCTTCTCTTCCTCGAGGCGCTCGATGCGCTCGATGAACGCACGCAACTGGTCTCTGGCGACGGCGTGCACCGACGCTTCTCCGGTTTCCTTGCTGCTGAACGCCTCGACCTGGCCCGATAGAGAGGCGGTACCCGGCCGGCTGGCCGCTTGCGCGGTCACGGCTCGGGCCGCCCCCTTGAACTTCCCGTCTGCAAGTCCGGTCTGCAACGTCATGCTATGTTCCCTTTCAGTCGTCGTTGTGGGTGTTGAAGCCATGCACCGCGGCGTCAGTGACCGCGGGGCGGCGCTTGAGGCGCCGGGTCATGCGCTTGTGGCGCTGTTTGAGCTCGCGTTCGGAGTAGACCTTCATCCGAGCGGAGTGCTCTCGGGTGTGCGGGGCGCAGATCGTGGTCACGACGCCGGAAGGCTGCGAAATCTGCGCGAGGAAGTGTTGGTTGGCCACGCGGGTGAACCCGCACCGGACGGACATCTCGACCCCGCGGGTCCAGATGAGGGCGCGAACGCCGTCAATGGTCATGCCAGCGGCGGCGGCGTGCGCCTTCGCCGTGGCCTTCTCAGTTGGCCATGAGCCCATTACGGACAGGCCGATGATGCGCTGCACGTAGCGAGTGACCGCGTGATAGCTCACTCGAATCGGGGAGGGCTCGGGCGCACTCATTCATCGGCCCGTTGAGCCTTGGGCTTGCCTCTACCGTTTTGGAACGCCAGTGGCGCGCCGGGGCGATTGCCCTTCGGAGCCTCGATCGCGTCTTGCGCCTCGCGGTCGGTCTCATCTAGCGTCATCGGCCGCATTCGCTCCCCTTTCCTTGTTTTTCAGCACGTCGAGGGTTTGCACGAGGACGGCCAGATGGTGTTCCTGCTTGGCGACATCGTGCTTTGGCCGCTTCAGGCCATGGGTTTCCAGCCACCAGACCTTGGATCGCGCCATGCTCTCCAAGCTCTCGATCGCTTGTTCGCGACCGACTTCGATGTGCCGAGCCCGGCGGAAGTGCTCCTTGACTGCCCCTTCCTCGGCGTGCTGCGCAAGTGCGGTGACCGACGTTGTCGCCCTTCCATTTGCCGGCATCAGGCGGACCCGCTGACGGCTAGGCGCTCTCGTTCGAGCCGGGCAATCTGTTCGTCGATCTCGCGGCGGCGCTCCAGGCGCGCAGCTTCGTCCACCCAATCCGGCGGATCGGGGAAGCAGGCAGCGAGCAGCGAGGGGCCGTAGGCGCGGAGAAGAATTGAAAAGTGCTGCACCGACGGGAGTGTCCGCCGGTGCAGCCAGTTCTCAACGCTGGCCGAGGGTATGCCGGTCTCCGCCTCGACATGATGAATGGTCGAGCGGGGATGGCGGTCCTTAAGCCAGGTGACGAGCCCCGCGACATCGAAAACGAGTGCGGAGCTTTTCCCGCGAACTTGCGGGACTTTCCCTGCGGAAACGTGCCGGCGTTCCGAGCCACTGTAGTAGCGCGGGGTGTCGTCGTCACACAGACCGTGGAAGTGAAGCCTCTTGAGGTTGCTGGCAGGCAAGGGGGCTTCGGCAGACGTGAACAGGGCAATCAGGCGATGATGTATGCGGACAGGGGTCGCGATCATGGCCGTCCACGCGATCCGCAGGGATGCGGAAATGCTCAGGCCCTCGGTGATGCCGTTGAAAGCATCATTGAGGGGCTGCGGCGAGATAAGGAGAGAAGAGCGAGTGAGAGAAGATTGCAGGGGAGCGGTGATGCTCATGACGGCGACTCCTCAAAACAGCGGTGCTCTGAAGAGGAAGCCAGATGCGTTCGCGCTGGTCGAAATGCGGCCGGCAGAAGTTCTTCACGGGGGATGCCAGTGAACGCCTCGACCTCGGCCAGATCGTCAACCGGAACCTGTTTCCATTGGCTGATCGTCGAGGGCTGCCTCCCGAGATGTTCGGCAAGGCGGCACATGGCACCACGATTCGCTTTGAAGTAGTTTTTCAGCGCTTCCATGGCGCCAACTTCAGTCAAAACGAAATTTCAGTCAAGAAAAAATTTCAGTCAAATGCTATGGTTTAACGCCGGGTAATGGCGTCATTTGGAAACATGGGAACGAGATCGAAGATTCAGATGAGCCCTGAAGGAAAACCCCGCCACTTCATCAAGGAATGGCGGAAGTACCGGCGCATGACACAAGAAGAAGTCGCGAGCGCAATAGGCGGCTCGGTGTCTTCAATTTCTCAATTGGAGAACGGAAAGCAGGGCTACAGCCAGACGATCCTCGAAGCCCTGGCCGAGATTTTCCATTGCACACCGGTGGAGTTGCTCTCGGTTAACCCGATTGAACAGCATCAGGATTCCAGTCGCCGCCCCTCTCAGAACGCCGCGGTTTCGCTGATTTCTCTGCTCGATAACCTGCGCAGCCTAGCAGACGCTCATCCAGAACGACTCGCGTTAGCCCTCGAGGCTCTTGAACGACTGACTGACCAGCCGGACAGCGTTCAAAATTCGAGCACGAAAGACAATCGATAACCTGATTGAACACGGCCATATCCGACTGGGAGAGGCGCGCCAGCCTTCCCGTCAATCTGTCTTCATTGATCACTTACTTTGACCTGCATGTGTGGGGGAGCAGCGGGAGCCGTGTGCACCGGCCGTTCTTGTTTCGCGCATACTCTGCGACCCTTGGCAAGTGCAAAGTATTTTCTAGGTTTCAACTTTTTGTTTCAAGCTCGTTAAAGTGTATCCATTGCACCTATTAAGTGCAGCTAATGCACTTAACGGCTTTTGTGTTACTATTCCCGCCCGAATAGCAGTCGGTATCGATTTCCGACGTGCCTCCTTCTTTCGACCCGTAAAAATTTATGGGTTTCTAGCTGATCGATCGCCGAAATCACGCCACGCTTACTTGCGTTCACGGCGGAGGCGATATCGCCGATCGCCGAAGTTGCCTCACGGTGATTGGCATCCATCTCCATGGCCAGAAACACGGCGACGCGTGCTGCCAGGTGAGGAAGATGTGGCGACCTCACGACGCTTCTGAGCCAGTCCTCTCGTTCTCGTAAGAATTGCGGCATGACGGACCTCTCCCGCGGCGGTCACATCGCGAAACATACGCATTCTCGAATTTCAGTCAAAGCGAAAATTTGTGATTGACTGAATTTCAGTCAAACACTAAGTTTTTCCCAATTGGTTTCAAATCACGAGGGGGTTCGCCATGAGACGTTTCGCTTTTTTTGCCGCGGTAGCCGCACTTTCCGTGCTGACGCTGCGTGCTGGTTCCACCGATGCGGTGCAGAAATGGCAGGCGGCACACAGCTTCGACGCCTGCCACCACGCTCTGAACCGGTAGGGGGTGGCAATGCGCAGATGGACCTGCATCAACTCCGGCGCGGTGGAAAGCCTGACCTTCTATCCGGACTGCTGCTCGAGCTGCGGCAGCACCATGGTAGACGACGAGGGCCGCTCGACCATTGCCGCCGAGCCGAAAATCCCATCCGAGCTTTACCACGCGGCGTATGACGGCGACCGGGCGGCCATCGTCGAGCTTTGGTACGCCGGAGCGCTGGACAACTCTGTCGGGACGCTTCGCGGTATCCTCGACGACATGCTGCTTGAGAACCGCATCGACATGATGATGCATGTGTTCTCGGCACCGGGCCGGGAGGCTGCCTGAATGGGGAAGCATTCCAACTTCCCCCGCCGGAAGGAAGACGAATACCTGACGCCTTATGAGGCGGCGCTCCCGCTGAAACCTTTCCTGAGCGGCGTCCGCACCTTCGCCGAGCCTTGCTGCGCCGATGGCCGCCTCATTCGCTGGGTCGAGAGCTTCGGTCCGCTCTGCATCCATAGCGGCGACATTCAGACTGGCACCGACGCCCTGACGGACCCGGAGCTGCCGCAGCTCATCATTGATGCGATCATCACCAACCCGCCCTACACATGGGAGCTGCTCTCGGCGATGGTCGAGCGCTTCATGAAAATCGCCCCGACGTGGCTGCTGCTGGAAGCGGACTTCAAATACAACCTCCGCACCCAAGACTTCATGCGCCATTGCAGCGACGTGGTGCCTGTCGGCCGCGTCCGATGGTTCGAGGACACCACCGAGGACAGCAAGGGCAATTACGCCTGGTACCGCTTCCACGTCCAGCACACACGCGGTCCCGTCTTCCATCCCGTCCAGCAGATCGACAAGCGCGGCATT